AAATCACAGAGTGAGACTGGAACACCCTATATGCTGTATAAGGATGCCTGTAACTCTAAGTCCAATCAGAAAAATTTGGGAACTATCAAGTCGTCCAATTTGTGTACCGAAATTATCGAACACACGAATCCTGATGAAACGGCTGTATGCAACCTCGCCTCTATCGCACTTCCCAAGTACGTGAAAGAGGGTAAATATGATTACGAAGAGCTTCACAGGGTGACTAAAATCGTAACGAGAAATTTGAACCGAGTTATTGACCGCACGTATTACCCTGTTAATACAGCGAGAACGTCTAATATGCGTCACCGACCCATTGGGTTGGGTGTTCAGGGACTGGCAGATGTATTTTCCATGTTACGCATTCCATTCGAAAGTGAGGAAGCGAAGGTGATCAATGCCAACATTTTCGAGACTATTTATCATGCATCACTGGAGGCGAGTTGCGAACTTGCTGTGAAGCACGGGTCTTATGAAACATTCAAGGGAAGTCCCATTTCTGAGGGTATTCTTCAGTTTGATATGTGGGACACCAACGATACGACACGACCTCATTCCGGTATGTATGACTGGGATATTATGCGCGAACGTGTTAAAAATGGTGTGTATAATTCTCTTCTCGTCGCACCAATGCCTACCGCGAGTACTGCTCAGATCCTCGGTAATAACGAGTGCTTCGAACCATGGACTACAAACATCTACCTTCGCAGGACACTCGCGGGTGAATTTGTCGTCGTAAACAAGCATCTCATTGAGGATCTCAAGAAGGTAAACTTGTGGTCGAAAGACATGAAAGACCTCATGGTAAAAGCGGGTGGTTCAATCCAGACCATCACCGATATACCAGATGATATCAAGGCGCTGTACAAGACTGTATGGGAAATCAGTCAGAAGACCATTATTGACATGGCACGTGATCGAGGTCGATACATCGATCAGTCTCAGAGTATGAACCTGTTTATCGAAAATCCTACACTTTCCAAATTGTCGTCGATGCACATGTACGCCTGGAAATCTGGTCTCAAAACTGGGATGTACTACCTGCGTAGTAAAGCGAAAGCCCGACCTATCCAGTACAGCCTGGAAGCTGAATGTACAGCTTGTTCGGCTTAAAGTTTTGGGTATATATAGGATTAGATGGCTAAATTTCACACCTTTTTGGATGATCTAGATATCCTAGAATATGACGGGCGTAAGATATCTCTATGCACGGTCGAGGGAAAGCCTGCACGTATTCAACTACCGAGGATGTATATGCCGTTCGGTATGTCCGGTTTTACACCGGCCGTTGGCAATACTAAATGGAATGTAGATTTTTCGATGAAGGGGTATGATGAAGATGGAAACTATGTGAAATCGTTTTATGAAACAATGCTCAAAATCGAGACGCATATCATAGAGAATGTGGCTAAGCAGAGTATTGAAATATTTGGTAAGGAGATGAGTGTTGATGAACTTCGCCCGATTTTTAATTCAAACCTTAAATATTCGGAGGGTAGGGAGCCCAAATTCAGGGTTAAAGTTGACGTGAGTGGTGCAGGTGTGATTAAGACAGGCGTGTTTAATAGTGAAAAGCAACACATGAAAGATGAGATTGTCGACAAATTGTACGCGAGAAATTCTGGTGTTGGTATCGCCGAGATGTGCAGTGTCTATTTCCTAAACAGACAGTTTGGTGTTACATGGAAGTTGCATCAACTTGTTGTGCATGAGCCACAACAACTTAAGGGGTTTCAATTCGTATTGTGATTATTTACCTTCTAATAAAATTTTGAAAATCATCTGAGCCTCTTTTAACAATTTACCTTTTACTATACCATAATCATTTGGATCCATTTTCAACTTGATCTTTGCTACGCGGACCGCTTCGTCCCACTTAGCAAGTGTCATTGTATTCTAGTATATCACTTCATTTTTTTTATGAGTGTCTTATACTTCTTAGTACCCTTCTTAGGCGCCAGCTTGAAATCACCCTTCTTCACAGGCTTGAACACCTTGACCATAGCCTTCTTACCTTCATCCTTCATCCTCTTCTTAGCCGCGGCGACGGCAGCCTTACTTTTGATATTTCCGTACCTGTCCTGTACGAGATCCTTTTTCGCGAGACCACCGGATGTGTGCGCGGCGGCGCCATGGAAAACTTCCGCACGGGAGCCCTCCGTCGTGAGATACATGTTGTTATACTATATCATCGGAAAATTTTCCTGATGGCATCAATTGATTTTTCCTGTTTACTGGGAATTTGACACTCTATACGCTTATCGTTAAGTACATCTGCACATAAAACGGATTTATGCCCTTGAAGTGAAATCATCGCCAAATCGACGCTCCGAAAACGCTGTGTGTCATTATAAGTAAACTTCTTCACGTATACTTCATTCTTTTGTCCAGACCTATGACAACGCCCAATAGCTTGCAATTCTGTAGATGGGTTCCAAGATGGCGCCATTATATACACACGAGTGGCACACTGAACATTTAGACCAACCCCACCACATTTAATTTGGATCACGAGTATACTACCCTGATGCGCACGCTTGAACTCTTCCAAACGCGCGTGTCTTTCGTCTTTGTTGAGTGTTCCGTCTATCCGAAACGTTTTCCCGTCAAATAAACTACACACTTTATCCATTTCACCCTTGTACTGACAAAACACCACGGTTTTTTCATCGGGGTGCATGTTTACATACTTGTATAAAGTGTCCATCTTGTTGGAACTCATTTGCCATACCGTCCTTTCACATTCTTCCTTTTTCGCGACACCGTCAAGGTACAGTTGAGGCCAAATCATAACCTGTCGAACGCGCAACAAACACTCCAAAATGTGCATGTTCCTCGATACCTGACTTATCGATGACCGCATAATGTCACGAATTCGTTCTTGTGCACCCAAAAAGGCTTCTTCGTATAAGATTTTTTCTTCTTCGTACATATCCAGTTCGATATTTTCAAAGTGACAGTACGGTATTTCGAGTATTCCATCAGCCTTCGTTCTTCGAAGAATGTAAATATCCTTGATATCCTTGTGCATCGCTTGAACCGTGGATTTAGAAAACCCAATAAACATACACAGGGAGACGAAATCTTCCATAGAATTAAACACAGGTGTACCAGTTACTGCCCAGTGAATTTCCGATTTGAGTTTGATAGCCGCTTTAAATGTTCTCGTCTGTCGGTTACGAATTTCATGAGCTTCATCCAGAACGACGCGGTTCCACTTTACATGATGGATAAGTGTCGTCTTACTGTAGAGCATGCTGTAAGGGCATATCACAATATCAGCTTTCGTAAAATCATTGATATCCCTGGTTCTGTCGGGACCGTCGTACACTAGAACAGAGAGACCGGGTGCGAATTTTGCGATCTCTATACTCCACTGAGTGACGATTGTTTTGGGTGCAACTACCAGTGTTAATGGTTTGGGATTGTGTAACACTGTTGCGATGATCTGAATAGTTTTACCCAACCCCATCTCATCACATAAAAATCCACCTTTTGGTCCCGTCTTTTGTTTTTCCATAGCGAGCATCCATTTGACGCCATCTTCTTGATACGGTGCGTGTAATTTTCCGTTTAACGTGTATTTGTTCATATTTCGATGAAAAATTACAAAACTCTTCTCGACTTAAGCTACTAATCACTGCAATATTTATCGTCTGGGTCTGATACCACCTCACACGTATGTACCTTTTCTTTCACGACACGTGGTTTTCTTTCTTTAGGTTTAGGAAGTTCATCTATATGTTCCCTGTAATACAAAACCTTGTCCCAAAATGCTCGCATTACGGGGAGATATGTTTTCCACCATTCACGATCTCGTTTGACATTTACAACATCAAATTCTTCAGGTTTAGGCCAGTTTGTTTCAGCAGGTTTATACTGAATAAAATCCGCTTCTTCGAGATCTAGAATTTCCATGCATAGTTGTAGCTGAGGCATGTAATGTTCTGGCACTTCACCCGGTATAATCTGGCGCTGTGGTGGACACTTGATTTCGACCAGTTTACCTGATTCAGAAACACCGTCAGGACTTCCACCTAACCACGTTTCGATGGGATGGCCTACGAGACCGATTTCATGAACTACTTCCCCGTGACGTTCTTCGTATAAAATACGAGCTTCGTCCTCATATTTTTCACCGTGACGCGTGGCTTCATTCCCAAAGAATGGAACACCCAACCCACATTTTTTTAGTAGTAGACCATCGGGGGTTTCGTATTTATTTTTTCCAATCGCGGTTGCGGCATCACTTGCGGTGAGCATGGTTTTTCTTTGGTTTAGCCATTCCTCCGATTTTTGTGGGGCATACTCCCTCTCTATCAATACCTTCACTTTCTCGTCCATTAATTGATTGTTGCTCTAAACGTTTAAGTGTCAAACGAATATGTTTACTTGAATAAATTGACCCCTTTTCCTTCTTATCGTTCTTGGTAACCCGTTTTTTAGGTGAATAATTATCGTAATTCATCTTATAATAATTAGGATCTGTGTATTGACTTAGGCGGGTAAAAAAACGCTCTCGCAGCGTTCTGCTCTGCCTGCTTTTTACTTTTCGCATATCCACTTCCCAGACACACACCACCGACAAGAACGTTTATGTAAAAAATACCATTCTCATGGTGACCGATCGAGTACACGGGTAAATCTAATGCATTCGTTTGACAATATCTCATGAGGTGATCTTTGAAATTGTCGTCGATCATAATAGACTGAAGATTTACATATTCTGGGTTGTTATAGATACGTAGAATAAACTCCTTTGCGTGTAACAATCCCATGTCCATATAAATAGCTCCGATGAGCGATTCAAATACATCTTCTAAAATTTTAGGGTTGTGAAACCATTTATTACGCATACCCTTTTCATCCATCCTAATCCATTTGTACAGTTCAAGTTTAGAAGCAATACCTGCAAGTGTTTCACCTCGCACGAGTTTAGTACGAGCTTTGGTTAAGAAACCCTCCTGTCTCGTTTCATACTTATCGTATAAGAATTTGGTAATAACAAAACCCAGAACAGAATCGCCAATGAATTCAAGTGTCTCAAATGACCCTGTTAACTGTTCATCTTCCTTTAGTGCTGATTTATGGGTAAATGCTTTTTGGTACAAATCTATGTTTGATATTTTTGTACCAACAAGGGTCTCGATAGATGTTCGATCTATAATAGTCATGTTTTTATATGGTCTTATTTTTTTAAGCCTCAACCTTTGTGTAATGGGGGCTCAGGAACTTCTGAAGGTTCAGGAACGTCACCTGGGTATCAGCGGGGGGATCCAAGAGATCGCGGAGCTTCTGGTCGAGTACGAGAATGCGCCCGTTGTCAGGATGCTTGAGATCGTTCGCCTTTACGTACTCGTTGATGGAACGGGTGACGGTGCTGCGCGAGACGAGCTTACCCTCAGGGAGGTTCAAAAAGACGCGAAGCTTCTCAGAAATCTTCTGCTCACGGTTGAACCCGTTGTTCTTGGCGCGGTTGGCAGACTTTTCACCAGTAGGATCGTCCTGCTTAGCCTTGATCTTTCGTACAATCTTAGTGAGCGACTTAAGTTCGTTACGGAGCGCGGTCATTTCAGTGAGGACGGTTTCAATGGACATTGTACATTGTATAAGTACCACATCTTTAAGTGGGTGTTTGTTAGGTAAAAAATGTTGATCTATAATAATGGATGTTAAACTCTATTCGAAACCCGTGATAGAGAAATACATGAATGACAATTTCTTTTTCGGTGATGAGAAATTGAAAAAATATTTCATGAGAGATGAGGCTCGGGATCTTGGAAAATTTAGAAAGCGGATGAAGGATAAGTTTCCAACCAAGACGTTCGATAAATTCGTGTACGTGTGTGTTACGGACATCACGCGTGATATAATACTCACGACGATAGGAGAGTTGAGTGAATTCATGAAAAATATGGGAGATCTAGTTGTGAGTGGTGGTGAGGCTTTCAATATGTACATGCCATATGACAAGAGAATTGCAACTACGGATATTGATGCCAAATTTGTACCCAGAATAGCATATGACACCAAATATTTCGGTAAACTTCAGGCTATCAAGTTGATCATGTGGGACAAGCTCGGACAAATGGCACAAAAGTTAAATATGCGCATCAAATCACGTATCCTAACTATGGATAAAAAGATTTTGAAATATCTGGGTATAGGTTTTAAACAGAGTGGGCCGTATGTCACTCGTCGTTACACACTCATCAAGAAGAAGAAAACTCGTACTAATAATAAACCGGGTAAGGGTGATGTATTCATCGATGTCGAATTGTTTGCTCTAGATTTGAATATTCGGTTTTTTTCACCGGAGAAAAACAAAATAGACAACGTCGTGTTAGGTGGGTTATTGGACATACCTTACATGCGCCCCAATGAATTTGGGTACGATGTCATTCGAACATTGAAAAAGGGTATCACGTATAGAAATGTTCAGACAAATAGGATGATCATCAATAAAAAGATATACGTCGCGAGTAAGGAATTTTTGATAGATGACATTTACCTGATGCATACATTGAAACTCCGACCAGAGAAAAAGGAAAAAGATCGTCAACGCCTTTTACGTCTTGCTCAATTGTTCGATAAAAATGTGAAATCTTCCGATTCGATCGAATCTATATTTAAACGTGTCAAATCTAAGTTAAAACGTGTATATACTTCAAAGGTTACGAAGCGTCGTGATGTTTCGATGAGGAATGCACTGAAAGTAAACCCACGAAAGTATTCAAAATACACATCGGAACCATCTAAGGAAAAGCTATCCAAACAGATTGTTCATGGTATTAACCCAGTATTGAAAAACACAGTCGTTGAGGGGTATCAACGTTCGAATGGTAACCAGCGATTTAATTTAAACACTTTGAAATGGAAGCGTAACAACACGAACGCATATACACGTAATGAATTTGCTCTACGTCCAACTGAACAACAGAGTTTGCCAAATAATATAAATGTACAGGCTACGTTATATGGATTTAAACCAAGGAGAGATGGATGGGTACCAAAACCACTGCTCCAACGTTCAGCCGCTATACCTTTTATCGGTTTAAAGAAATGACATGTATATCATACATAAATGATCTACGACACAATCTCTAAAGGTGATGACGGGCTTTACCATGTACAGGCGTTCAACGACGAGCATAAACGTTGCTTCGTTCGAGTTGATGACATTATCATCACTGACGTGACAGGTGACATTACGTTCGATGTCAACGCGTCTTCCGCGATTGATGACATTCACGAGGCTAACATCCAGAACGCGATCGAGAATGGTGAAGCATGGTTCGGTAAGAAAGTATCTGAAAAGACGATCAGGTCTGCGTATATCCGCGACGAAGCACTCACAGCAGAGTGCATTGAACAGACTAAGATTTTTGGTTCGGACAGGGAACTGTTGGATAAGGATGCTCTCGTAAGTGATACGAAGTGTTCGGTAATTCTGGAATTCAATGGAATGTGGTTTGCTAAAAGGGCATTTGGTCCAGCGTGGAATGTGGTACAGGTGAAGATTGAAAAGTCTGAGCCCGAACCCGTTCAGGAAGTTTTCGACAGGTCGTACCCAGAAGAATATATGTTTGGTGATGATCAATAAAAAAAATTTGTTAACATTATATAAAGATGTCTCTTACAAAGCGTATGAACAAGATCCCATATGGTCGCATGTTGTTCGCTGTTGTCGTCGGTGTCACTATTATCGTTCTCCTCAAAACATATGGTAAAACTTCGACCTATGCGGTGAAGGAAAAATCCTATGCGCCCATTGTCGCGCCTATCGGGCCATCTCCTCAGGGTATGGCCCCCGCTTCGTCGGAGTCCAATTGCGAGATGAAGGCTGGCACGGGTCTTGCGTCTTCTCTCCTCCCCCGCGAGGTTGCCTCCCAGGAGGAGTTCGGTGAGTTTGCCCCCGAAGATGTTCTTGCCGGTCAAAATTTCCTTGAGCCCCGCAGCCAGATCGGTATCCCTGAGACCACTGGCGGCGCTCTCCGCAACGCCAATCAATCTATCCGCGCGGAGCCTCCTAATCCCAAGGAAGCTTTCATGTGGAACAACTCCACGATCAGCACAGACAGCATGCAGCGTCCCCTTGTTTAAAGGACTTAAAGGTATTTCCCTATTTAAAAACACATGTCTAGCGTAACAGCTGACGATCTCACAACCAGCGTCTCTAAACTAGTTGAACTTAACCAGCAGATTAAAGAAGCCAGATCAGATATTAAAGTCCTTTCACAAGCAGAAAAGGCACTTAAGTTGCACATCAAGAAGTTAATGATAGATAACGGTCTCGACGTAATCAACACCAGGACGGGTAAAATCACAGTAAAGAAGAACGTCAGGAAAGTCGGTCTTAACAAGGATACTATCAGGGAAGGTCTCAGTGTGTTTTTCGAAGGAAACGATACTCAGGCTGAAAGCGTCTTAAAGGTTATACTCGAAACCTTACCAACTAAGGAAACCTCCACTATATCTATCACAACCGCAAAATCCAAAAAGTCTGAATAATGGTTTGGAATCAATACGTATACGAAGCTACGTCTGGAAATGACGTTGATATTGACAGTGACGTCGAACTATATGAAGACGATATCGAACTCACGGTGGAAGACTGGGAGATTGAATATTCAGGAGAGCTTACGATGATGTGGGATACGATCAGGACGTTGATGTATGATGCACATATCGAACATTCTGGCAGATTTTGTGATTTTGTAGAATTTTGCTACATTGAACACTATACATATGCTGACGAAGTCGTGTGGGAGCATGACGAGTACCTTGTGCATATCTGGAAAAGTATCAGACGCATCGTTAATAACAATGGTCTACATGAAGTGATGATGCGTGGTGCAACATTCAATCATTTCATTGGCTACGTTAAAAATTATATGTGTATACATTAAATGCTCCCCCTTGTCACTTCCCAGAAAGTGGCGATTCCTTCGATGTTGTTCCTTGCGCTCAGCCCTGGTATGCTCCTAAGGACAAATGGTGTGAAGTTTTCGGTTGGTAAGGTTGGTACCGATCGCGTGTCTGTACTCTTCCACGGTCTCGTGTTTTTCCTGGCCTATTCGCTGATTGCGAAGGCTATGGGTCTCGTTCTCACACAGAACGATTTACTTGTGACGACCGCGCTCTTCATGGCACTCAGCCCTGGTATGCTTCTCACCATCCCCCCAGGTCAGGTGATGTCGGGTAAGACGTCTCAGGTGGCCATTTTGACGCACACGGTTGTTTACGCGCTTGTGTTCGCTCTTTTACGAAAGCAATTTCCTAAGTTCTATTAAGTGATAGATGGAATATCTTGTTATAGGTCCATCTTCTATGGGTTTGTTTGGGTTCGTGGGTTCCCTGAAACGACATGAAGAAAAATTAAAAAACATAAAAGAAATTTCGGGCTCATCAGCCGGTGCCGTATTGGGTGCATGTTTAGCACTCGAGATACCACTTGACGATGTACTTGACAAGTTCATGAACCTTGATATAGCACATTTAGCGAAATATAAATTAAGGACATTTTTCAGAAATTTCGGGCTCGTGGATATGGAACCCGTTCGTAAAGCGATTGTTGATATATTGGGACGCGATGTAACATTTAGGGAGTTGAAGAAAAAGTTGCACGTGTCTGTATATAATTTAAATCGCGGGTGTACGGAATATTTCTCAAGTGACACACACCCCGATATGTATGTCGTAGACGCAGTTTGTATGAGCATGTCTATACCATTTGTAGCATCTACAGTACCATATAATGGTAATATATACCTTGACGGAGGTACTAAAGAAGATATACCCTTAACACCATTTATTGGAAAACCTTATCACAAGGTTCTCTCCTTCAAGTTAAAAGTAAAGGATACTTATATCAGTGAAATAAACTCATTTAGTGTGTTTATTAATGCGTTATTGGGACGTGTTTTGAGTTTACGCAGAGAAATAGACACGACTAGACTATGTAAGACAATATTAGTGTCAACGGGTGAATACAATTTATTCAAATTTGATATGTCACACGATGATAAATTGCGTATGTTCTTTCTAGGATATAACACCTAACAACCCGATTGCTATATTTATTTTATCTAGATATAACAAGATGGACGTGTGTGATCCAGATGCCAAGACAAAAAATATCAGGAAACTGATAAAACTTCACACGGGCAAAACCATAAAGATATCGCGAGATAGGATATGTGATATCATGAAAGATGTAGACCGTGGAAATTTACCACTTCCACCTTTAGTACTTACTCGAGATAAGCGTTATTTGTTAGACCCTAAATCCCCTCTCACGCGGAAAGATTTCGAAAATTTGTTTAAATCGAACGTAACTTTGAAAGTAGTTAAGAGGTTAGCGAAGAAAGTGGGTTTGATTGAAACTGATAAGACTATTTCAGATTTGAAACGCGTTATAGGTCGAAAGCTGGCGAGTATGAATGTCCGTGAACCTATTTTATTACCCGGATCCCGTGTTTACTCGAAAATAAAGAGTGAGGAATTTGAGAATGAAATGACGCCCATTCGAAATGATGAAAATCGAGAAGAGAACCGGAACCAGAACCGTGAGGAGAATCAGAACCGGAACCGGAACCGGAACCAGAACCAGAACCAGAACCAGAACCAGAACCAGAACCAGAACCAGAACCAGAACCAGAACCAGAACCAGAACCAGAATCGGAACCGTGATGTCAATATAAATTCATCTGGTAGGTCTCTACGAAATACATTAGCACGCAAGCGTCACATTGATCGTATCAAACAAATGACGGGTAGTAGTGTACCGAGTGTTCCCACTGGTAATAATACACGGAATAGAAACTCGAAAATGCAGATGGAAAAAATCAAACTCAACGCTGAACGCCGCATACAGGAACAGAAGCGGAATTTCAATCGACGTTTCTCTGAAAAACAAGTGATCGAGGAACGTCGTAAGAGACGTGAAGCACGAATAATTGAGACCCAGGTGCAAAATGGGAGGCGCGCGCAAATCAATGCGGACAATAGAGCTAAGAAAGCTGAAGCTGCTAGAAACCGTGAATATGAAAATAAAAAGCGTGCCCAATTAAAAGCGAATACAAATTCTCAACGCGTAAAGAGATTGGAAAAAAATTACGCAAATCTTAGAAATAAGGCAAAGCGTACGTTGAATAGGTATAATCTCAACAGAAAGCGGGCTTTTACACAGTTAAGTGAATCTCAAACGAAAATGCGATCATTGAGTGATAAATTGAGAAAGGAAATTGACCCCGCGAATTTAGAACGTGATACTAGTAAGAAACTTCAATCTGACCTGGATGTCGCAAAATCAAAGATCGAGAAGAATGAGAAGCGGATCAATGATATTGAAAAAGAACGAGACGCACTGAATGTTACTATATTGGATTTACAGTCTCGTTTGGATAGGCAGACTAAGGATGGGAGTGAAGATGAAGTTGTTAGACTGACTAAGGAATTAGACGAAGCTAAAACTAAGATAGAAAAGTTGACGAATGAAGTAACTACCCTCACGAACAATACAAAGCAGGTGGTCGCCGATGCTACAAAGGATTTGAATGCAAAGCTCGCACAAGCTGTTTTAGCTTCGAATGCGAATAAAAAGAAAGCTGCATTATCCGAGGCTAAATACAAGGCTGCTAGATCTGAGATGAATTCAAAGAATCAGGCGTTGGCTCTTCGTGAACGTGATTCTAAATCGAGAAAAAGAGTCAAATTGAACGCGTTATTAACGAATATCGGAGTGACAAACAAAACATCTCTCATGAATGAATATAACGAAGGTATAAAGAATGGTAAAAATCCTAATGACATGATAAATAGTATAGTCAAAAAGGCTCGCTTATCTAATAAGGAAGCTGCCAGGGCATCTGCCAGTATAGCTGCAACCTCGATTGCAAAGGCTTCGATGCAGAATGAATTGAATAAGATCAAAAATGAGAAAGAGAAAGCGCTCGAAAAAGCTGCGAATGAAAGGAGAAATGCAGTCGCGGCTGCAGAGAAGGCGACTAGGGAGAAAGCGTTGGCGGAAACGGCCACTGAAAAGGCGGCTGCCGAGCAAAAGCTAAAGAATGCTCAGAGCAAGATTAACATGGCGGCAGCGAATAAAGAACAAGCTCTCCAGAATGCTAAGACCGAGCGAAACGCTGCTCTCAAGAAGGCTCAAGAAAATAAAAATGTTGAAGTAGCCAGTGCTCGCATGGTTGCAACTGCAACTGCAAAAGCTTCAATGCAAAGTGAGTTGAATAAGATTAAAATCGAGAAAGAGAAAGCTCTCGAGAAGGCTGCTAACGAGAAAAGAAATGCAGTCGCATCCGCGGAAAAGGCGACAAGGGAAAAGGCGCTGGCAGAAACGGCTACTGAAAAAGCTGCCGCCGAAAAAAAGCTAAAGAATGCGCAAACTAAGATTGACGCGGCGGCAGCGAATAAGCAAAAGGCTCTCCAGAATGCTAAGACTGAGCGAAACGCTACTCTTAAGAAAGCTATGAATAATAAGCAAAAGGCTATTAATGGTCTGAGAGCCAATAGAAATCTCAAACTAAGAAATAAGAATGCCGCAACTCGAAACGCTCAAGCTAAATTGAATACGATACGTAAAGAAAAAGAAAACGCACTCGCATTAGCGAATGCCGAGAAGAAAAAGGCTGTCGCACTAGCCGAAGAAGCCTCTAAAGCTAAAGCCGCTGCGAATACACTGGCTGAAAAAACTGCAGCGGAAAAGAAGGCCGCTGAAGCGAGGCGTTTACAAGAAGAAGTCGCTGCCAAAATGAAAGCCGCGTCGAATAAGGCTAAGGCGGCGAGAGAAAAAATAGACGCGACATTAAGAGCGAAGGCGCAAAAAGCTCGTAACGCTGTTCAAAAACAAAAGAATGACAAGGCTGCCGCGAACAAGGCTGCCGCGAACAAGGCTGCTGCGAACAAGGCTGCCGCGAACAAGGCTGCCGCGAACAAGGCTGCTGCGAACAAGGCTGCCGCGAACAAGGCTGCCGCGAACGCAGAAGTGCTCAAGCGACAGCGTCAGAATGTTCAAAAACGAATGGCCAATGCTAAGTTAGTTTCGAACCGTAAATTAGCTGAAAGTAAAAAGGCGAAGATTGCAAAAGTGCGTAAAATTCTTGCTACGTACAAGACTATCAACCCATTTAGAAAGTCTACAGTCGAGAAACAAGGAGAGGATTTGATACAGAAATTTCAGAAGGGTGAGTTAGTGCAGATCGAAGCTGCGATCGTGAAGCTTGTACGTGATATGAAAAAGAAGAACAGTGACACTGCGACTGAAAAAATGATAACTGCTCAAACAACCAAGGCTGCTGAACAATTTAACGCGAGAAAGAAGAAAGAAGCAGACGATAAGGAAAAGGCCCGTCTCGCGAGGATAGAGATGCAGAAACGTGAAGGGAAAAAGGTAGCCGCTGATAGAGCTTTGGCTCAGTTTAAACTTAACGCTAAGCGGTCTAAAAATGCGATGGCCAATAAAAAAGCGATCGATGCAATGAAAAATGCTTCGAATAAGAAAGTCGTCTCTAACCTCGTCTCTGGTGCTCTCACAAAGGCTATTAAGTCCGGTCCAGTCACTACCATATACCAGTCAGCTACGAATGCAAACAGGGAAAAGGTGAAAAACAAGGTTGAAGAAAAGGTGGAGACGAAGGGATATAAGGCTGTGTGGGGCACTATGATCGATCTTGACGGGAAAGATAAGACGAGTCTTACTAAGATTGAAAACAAGTTGGATAAAAAATACACATTAAAACAGGGTATCCAGCAGTTGCCAGGTGCGGCGTTTAGAAAGGGACGAGTACCCGGGAGTGGTGTAGCTGCGAGGACATCATTACTCACACAAGTCATGAGACCGTATATTGGTGGAGATGATAAATACAGTGAGCATAAAAAGCAGTACAATAACGCATTTAAAGTGTATAAAAACCCGGCTTTCGGAAACACTAAGAGTTCAAAAGTCAATGGTATGGTCACCGCTAATAATGTGGTGATAAGTATGAAACGCGCACCCGTACCACCACCCGGTGTAAAACCACAAAATGGACGTTTCCGTGCCATCGCGCGGGCTCAGATGCCACCCGCTAAACCAAGCGCGATGGCTAGAGCTGCTCAGATAAGCCTGAATAAACGTAAGGCGGTTGGGAACCCTGCTATAGCGAGAAAAGCATACACTAATCAAGCAAAATTCAAACAAAACGCGGATGTTCGCAGAGCGGCTGAAAGAGCGGCCGTATCTGCGAAAGCGTACGTTGCTAGAAATGACAAGTTTCGCGCCACTGGGGTATCACAGGTAGCCTCAGATAAAGCCGATGCGAGAAGGGCTCAGCTCGCGGCTCGTAAGGCGGCAAAAAAGAAACTTAAGTAACTCGATTTAATTTTAAAAATCATCTAAAATGTCTCACCCAGACGACGACTGTACCGTGACTACCGACATGCCTCTCAGCGACGAGGTTGCCGATTTCATCGAAAAGGGTCTTCAACGTGATATGTCTAAGGAGGATGTTGATACATGGTGTGACAATAACCTCGATGATATCGCAGAGATATATGAGAAGTACGGACATTCGTACATGTCATATAGGGATGCTGAAATGACACTATTTTTTGCAAAAACGTTGCATGAAAACTGTTACGACGAAATGAAGGCATCGGTGTCTCAGTTTGTGGCGTGTCAAAGCTAAAAGTATTAGTATATATAAACATGTCTCTCACGGATGATAAACGTCTATTTTTAAATATACTTTTGCCTACTATCAATGAGTTATTTATATCGACGGGAAATTTATCAAGGATTTCGAATAATCCAATATGCGAGGTTGAAGTGTTTATAAGGGATCAGATTTTAATAAACAAGAAGACATTTTCGATTTCAAAATTTAAATTCGCTACTGAAAAACTACACGCGCGCGCTATAAACAGTCTCCTCCTACATCTTGATGATATAAATATACCCATATCCAGAATTTACAAGAAAGCGCAAATAAATCCACTCATGTTAAATGCATTTGAACTGGAAATGCATAAATTGATACTAGACGGTGATATAGTTTCATTTTCAGATTTTTTGTTATATTGATTACTCGTCAACCTCACATTCCTCATCGGCATCATCTACCTCATCCTCAGAGGGAGGAAGGTCAACGCCTTGGAATGCGAACGAAGGTAGCTTTTGCGACTTCTCACAGAGAGCCTGAGAAAGACGTACACTTACACCGAACTTGTTATCGATAAACCAGATCTGGTTGAAGTCGACGATACACATACACTTCTGCCCCTTCTCGAGACTGTCGATGGGAATGCTTTTCTGGTTCACGTCATATGCCTCGGCTAGGAACTCACCAGTAGGCTTTGTCATAACCTTGAGCTTGAGGGTGGATGGGTAAGATTCCTTACCTGGACGAACGAGTGGCTTGTATAGCGCTTCACGAATGACCTCGATGTTGTAAGGCTTGCCGAGCCACTCCTTGGAATTCTTGGCCACGGTCTCAATGATCATCTGATCGAGAGCCTGGAGCTTTTCCATCAGGGCGGTAGCGCCTTCGTTATCCTGGTCAAAAGAAAGATCGAGAGAATACGATGTCTTATTAGTAGCCTCATCTGTAAATGCACTGAGGCCGAATGGAGATCTCATGAAAGGAAGTTGAAGGTACAACTTCTTGTTATCTGGTGCGTTAATGTATACAGTTTTACCGCCGTTTTTGTTCTTCTTCATGGCAGAAAGAACGGTGGTAGTGGGTTCGAATTGCTCGTAACGCTGGATGATGGTAGACATGTTGGTTGCTTATATCTTATGTACGCGACGAAACTTTAAGTATATTTTTTTCTCAGAGTATAATAAAATATGGGTCTTTTCAAGGATTGTGGTTGTGGTTGTGATGGTAAGAAGCAAGAGCAGAAATTGATGAACTCTATATTAGCTGCGTTGGTATTTTTCATAATTGCCAGTCCTGACACATTCAGGCTGATGCGAAAGATATTCGGTAAATGGGTTTCGGGACCCAATGGTTGCCCCACGTCGGGTGGGTTAGCCTTACACTCGATTGTATTCATGTTTATCACCTGGGGTTTGATGAACATAAAGTCCGAGGGATATACAGCGGAATCCGGGGTTATTGGCCCTTCCCCCGAGGAAGTTGTCGACCAGTTTCCAGAGGAGACTGGAGATGAAGAACTCGAATTACAAGTATCGGATGAGGCGATTGACTTGGAAGAGAGTGATCTTGATCTTGATCTTGATACGTCTGTTTCTATGAAACCTGCGGCCCCTACCCGTATGGCGGATGCTCCTCTCCCCTTACCCGATATGGCGGAAGAAAAGATCGGAGCTTTCGACAGTGGTGCGATGTACGCACCCATGGATCTCGGGGTTGATGGTGACAAGCCCCAGCCAATGATTGGCGGTATCGCCGCCTCGTTGAACACGGGTCTCAGTGTCACATGCGCCGATGGAAGTAGGCCCATCGTAGCTTAAAATTCTTCGTCAAACGTGACTGCGGTACTTTCATCGATTTTACCGTAATCACCGACACGCTTTTCAAAAAAATTAGTCTTACCATCTAGGGAAATATTTTCCATAAAATCAAAGGGATTTTGCGTGTTCCAGATTTTATTGAACCCCGCTTGCTTGAGTAAACGGTCAGATACATACTCGATGTAATCCGACATCTTTTCAGAGTTCATACCGATCAAACTGCATGGTAACGCTTCAAGAATGAAACTCTTCTCAATCTCAACAGCTTCGCGTACAATCTGTTGAATAACTTCTTCGGATGGTTTATTCTTCAACATTTTAAACAGCTCGAGAGCGAACTCGAGATGAAGTCCCTCGTCGCGACTTATAAGCTCATTACTGAAACACAACCCTGGCATGAGACCACGCTTTTTCAACCAGAAAATCGCACAGAAACTACCCGAGAAAAATATACCTTCCACACACGCAAATGCGAGTAGACGTTCGGCGAACGGTCTATCCGTGTCAAACCACTTCAGCGCCCAATCCGCCTTTCTTTTGATGGGATCAATTGTCGTTATAGCATCAAACAAATGTTTCTTTTCTGAACTATCTCGAATATACTTATCAATCAATTTACTATACGTTTCTCCATGAACCATTTCATTATGAACTTGGTACGCGTAAAACGACCGAGCTTCGGTATATTGTACCTCATCGGCAAAGTTATTATTGATGTTTTCAAAAACAATTCCGTCAGAACCAGCGAAAAATGCGAGAATGTACTTAACAAAGTGTCTCTCGTTATCACTTAATTTCTTCCAGTCATCCATGTCAGCACTCACATCAACTTCCTCCGCCGTCCAGTTTGACATTTGAGCTTTTTTATAGAGGGACCATAAATTGTCATGTTCGATGGGAAACACTGTAAACCTGTTCATCGTGGGTAGAAGCATCGGCTCCGATTCATCGATATATTCCTGGAATGCGAAATAATCTCCAATACACTTGTTATTCACCTTGACTTGTGGATATACCACGGCACCGGGGCCACATTGCTTTTTTAGTTCATCTTTATCGACAATAATTTTTGTATATTCGAGGTTCAAATCCTTACACATAGTTTCTGCATATGTACAGTATTTACAGTCCAACTTCGAAAAAATTTCGATTCCCATCACGTGTGTTATAATCGTACAATATTTTTGTGCTAAATCTTTATACAGAAATGTTTGAATTTTCTGAAATTCAGCCTGGAGATCTCATACGGGTTCTCGTGAATTTCGACGATGTAGACGACGATGCGTATGCCATCGTAGAAGAACACTGTGAGGATTATTTGATTGTTAAATACTATTCAGAGACCTCTTGTACGTATAAGGGTGCGGAAGTCTATACGTTAGATCAAGAGACGAATATACTTCGGGAAGAAAGTGTAAGCGAACATTTCCCAGGGAAGAACACTATTTTCAGTTGTATCAGTGAAGTAGATCGAATGTATGTGATTGAGAGTGAACAAGAAACTGATATAGAGAGTGTCATATGCAACGAGAGTGATGATACTGGAAGTGATGCGGATAGTTTCGTAGTATCCGATAGTGAATTCGAAGGACGTTTACAGTTACCTCCAGACGCTGCAGCCTTGGATCGTGAGTGGAACGCATGGGTTCCCCGGAGTCCGGGCTCTTCGCGTTTCAAAGAGACTGTCGACAGGATTGAAGAGCGGGCGCGAATACAAATGGATGACATAAATTTTTAACCTAAGTGCGCCAATTGTAAAATAAAAAAAGACAACGTTATTTTACATGGATTCAATTACACTGGCTGCTATCTGGTCTCATGTCGACCAAACACAAAAGAATAAAACACCCACAATAAAGCCAGTGGATAATAGATTTTGCACGGACTGTGCAGAATATAAAACACTTACACGGGAGGGGATGGTATGCACGGGGTGTGGGAAAGTTGACTCGATTTATATCGATGATACAGCGGAATGGACGAGTGGTGTATCTGATGATGGTAGAGTTTCAGATCCATCACGTTGTATGGTACCGACGAGTAATCAAGACTTATTCTCAAATGCGTGGGGGAAGGGTACAGTCATCGCAACTAAGTACACATCGAGTTACGAAACGAAGCGGATGGCTAAAATAAATTTTCATAGTTCTATGAATCACCGGGATAGGTCATTGTTTCATGCCTACAAAGATATAGATGAGGCTTGTACCAGTCTTCCCGAGGGTGTTTTGAAAGATGCAAAAACGTTATACAAAAAATTTAACGAAAATAAATTGACACGTGGTGCTGTTAGGTCGGGAGTAAAAGCAAACTGCGTTTTATACGCGTGTAGATTGGCGAACATTCCTCGGACGACAAAGGAAGTTGCTGATATGTTTGGTATTCAGTGTAAGGATATCAGTCGTACGACGACCATGTTCACCGGAATTATAAAGGATGAGAAGACGGAAAAAAATTACGTTACGAAACCATTCAATGTCATGTCACGATTGCTCAATTCGTTTGAGATATCACGGGATGAACGTTTAAAATGTAACCAGATGTGTAACAAATTGGAAGAGTGTGTGGATTTAATGAGTAAGTCTCCTAATAGCGTCGCGACTGCTATTATATTCACAGTCTTGGGAGGGAGGATGTCAAAGTCCGAACTGTGTGAAAAGTGCGGGGTCTCTATCCCGACACTAAATAAAATAGTCGTCATATTGAAACGACACTTAGAGGATAAATTGTAATACACAATAGATATGGTAAAGCTTTTTTTAAGTACACCGTGTTATGGTGGACTATGTTTAGAAAAGTACCTGAAGAGTATCGTACAACTTCAGCTACTTCTTATTCGTGAAGGTGTTCAGTTAATGCTTGACACGACCGAAAATGAAAGTCTCGTTCACAGGGCTCGAAATGTTTCAATTGGACGTTTCATGCAAAAAACGGATGCTGATTTTTTCATGTTTATCGATGCGGATGTCGAATTTGACCCAGCCGCTGTTCTTCGACTTTTGCGATCTGGACACGATATTTCCGTCGCGTGTTATCCAAAAAAGGTTGTGATGTGGGACCAAGCTCGCTCCGCGGTAGAAAAGGGTGATGAAAGAGATATGAGTTTTCTATCTTCCAGTCTCGTCGCCAATATAGGAGCGGCGAAACGTTCAGTGGTTGATGGTTTTGTTGAAGTGTTGGACGGACCCACGGGTTTTATGATGATTTCCCGTTCCGCACTCGAAAAAATGCACGAACATTATGGACCTACGCTCACATGCAAGAATGATCACCAGAACCGTGATTTTGACGAATATTGTGCCATTTTCGATTGTATGATAGACCCCGTATCTAAACGATATTTATCGGAAGATTATGCATTTTGTAGACGCTGGCAACAAATGGATGGAAAGATATACGCGGATGTCAAGACCACTTTAGGGCACGTAGGGAATTTACCCTTTTCAGGGTGCTTAAATGATAGGCTTAAGGCTTAGCGTATTATACTAGTAAATGAAGCTTCGGACGATTGTTGTGACAAGGAGTGGTGCGTGTCACGTGAAGACATTACACACTATACTGAGATGTAACATAAAAAGTATGCAAAATGAAGGAGTTCAACACGAGATTGCATTTGTAAACGATGACCCATATGCAAAGTCTGAGTGTATAGAGAATAGTATGAAAACGCATGATCGTATATTCTTCATCGATTTTGGTATACAGGTCGATGATAAGAGTTTAGCGACTGTGTTTGAACCTAATGAAAATATGCATGTACTCGTGTTTCCCGCGGTTACGGATGGTATTGATTGGAAGATGTTCAAAGATAAAGTTGTAAATGGTTCGAATGAACCTACCCGGCAAATGGGTATGCATTTCGATACGAATGTATCATCTTGTATAAGTGAAGACTACTACAACGTGACATCTACATCCGCTAAAACATGGCTGATGATGTGTAAACCAACACTCAAACGTGTGAAATGTCGGCGTACAGGTGATGTAAAAATACACCCTAAGTCGGAGAAGATGTTCGATAAGTTCAGAGAAAACGGAGTGAAAATTGTGGCGTATACCGCTGCTAACATCGTTATCACTTACACACACGAGTGTCTCGGGAACATATTGAATTCAGCTGGTATTAAATCTAGTTAAAGATAATAGTAAAAACTTGTGTACAATGCAACGTCTATCTGTAAAACGAGACGACCCTCTTTACAAATATGCGATTTCCTTCATGGAACACTCATGGGGAACGACTGGTAAAAATATATTTCCCGGGAGCCAACCCATATCGATTGAGTATCGCCATTTCAATACTCTCGCATCTAACCCATACGTTGTATGTGAAAAGACTGATGGTGTACGGTTTATGATGCTTGCGTTCATGTATGAAAATAAGAAGCACTGTATCTTTCTGAACCGGGCTATGGAAATGTTTTCATGTCCACTTAATTTTAGAAAGCCTGTGTATGATGGGACTATCATGGAAGGTGAAATGTATGGAGACACGTTTATGATTTATGACATGCTACTTGAATGTGGAAAGGTTGTCGGGAATATGGACTTTTTGTCGAGACTGAAATCTATTGAAAATGTTAAAAAAATGCTCACGAGCTTGAAGTACGATCCGGTGAAATTCAAAATCAAAACCTTTCACCTTATGTCAGATTACAAGACGTTTATGGAAACCTATCTCCCGACAGTGACACAAGATATCGATGGACTTATATTTACACCCGTAAACGACACAATTAAAACTGGTACCCATGAAACGATGTTTAAGTGGAAACCGAGGGATAAAAATACGATTGATTTCCAGCTAAAGAGGGTTGATACTACATGGAAAATGTATGTACAAGAGCGGGGAAAGTTGATTTTCGAATCTGAAATTTACGATCATATGGTTCCGCCATATGCCGTCGAGTGGATGGAGGATGGTGCAATCGTAGAATGTCAGTATATGCACATGGATACACCCATGTGGTGGAAACCCATCCTAAGAAGGTATGACAAGACGTTCCCTAACAGTAGGCGCACGTTCTACAGAACGCTCGTCAATATAAAAGAAGATATTTCCATGTCTGATTTCATGAACTGTATACCATGAGGTAATAGCTACCATCTTCCGGTGGTGACATTTCCTTCACATGTTCGTCATTGATAAAATACCAGTTTGTTTTACGGCGTATATAGCTTACGTAATGACCACCACGCTGATTACCGACATGCATGACGCATGCAACTATTTTGTATTGATGACCATCTAGTGACATATTTTGTATCATTTTTATACGACTTTTAGTGTCAAATGAAATCATGAAGATGTGTGGGAGTTTAGAAAAAAGCATTCGCGTTGTAGCTGCGTTATATGTTGTTCCGTTGTTATCCTGAAAATTCTCCAATACATTCCAATCTGTACTATCTTTGATCATCTTAGACATATCAGGGTCACCCTTATAATTCAATAAATGAATACTGAAATTTTCCTCATTCATTGTTTTACCACCTGGCCATATAGTTTCTTGCATTTTTTTGCCATATAACCACTCCTTCACTATAGGCTGACTACGCTCCAATATATCAATTATACACAACACCGTTTCTTGAACGTCATGCTGTTCATCTGATCTAAAACGCGGAAACTCTTTTTGAAATGCAAAATGTAGACCATCTAGATTAATCGGTGTTTTGTCGGCCGTCCAATACTGCTTTAGAAGTATTTGATAGAGAGATGTAAACATACATTTTCCCGTATACGGATCTCGTAGAAAGTGATTCGTCAATATGGGTATATTGAAAAGACATTGAACAGCACTATTAAAATAGCACATCGTATCATTATTTATAAATCCACGCATGTATTACACATGAACGCTAACTTTAACCTAAGTCGTTTAAAGAATACAGGTATTATATCATTGAATATGGATGTACGTCATATAACTGACACACTTTTCCCCCTTGTCCAGAAGTACAAGGATGAAGAATATACCGAACTCGAGTTCAGACTAGGAAAGTTCAACGGTACTATGTTCGATACGAACGTAGGAAAAGCCGCATTCGATCAAATGATGGTGGGTCTATCTAAGTTCCCCGGTTGGGAAAAGATGATAGGAACCGAACATGAAGTTTTCTATCGGGATTCTGACGGTGTGCGTATTTCTACCGATCAGGCTACAGGTGATGAAGAGATTATCAAGAAAGAGCGTATCACTAATCACGACTTCAAACACATGTTGAACACCCCGTATGATATTCGTTTCAGTGTTTCGAGAGAAGTACCTATGCCGGAGGATGTTGATCGGGAGATGGATAAGAAAAAAACGAAGCAACGTTTGTCATATGTACGTAAAAATGTATCTATCGATCTCACTATAATGACTGGTGATAGTCATGATATGGATGCAGAAGAGTCGGTGACGTATCAAGTTGAATTTGAAATCATCATTCCATCAACTGTTCAGACGAGGGATGACTTATTCAAAATTATCCATAAAATTAACGATGTTTTTATTATGTTGAATAACACTAGATGATAGCACTGTTATTTTTATTTATACTGTTTATTTTATTGCAAAATGTGAGCCAAAATCAGGGAGAAGAGGTCAGTCTCCTAGGGTATAAAACTAAATACTTTCATATTTCCGACGGTGCTTCTAAGAAGATGTACGAGAATATGAAAAGCGATGGTCTTTCTATGGAGTCACTTAAAGTATTCGTGACGATGGAAGACCGTTTTCTTAAATTGGAACACATGTCTGTGTGTTCGGGTGTTTCGATGCGTAATCAGGGATATACTTTATCTGATCAGATTAAAGAAGAGTTTGTCGGGTATAACTTTTCCTATCACGTTTCACATCTAAAACAGATGTCTGAACCACATAAGCTTATAAACCGAAGTATAACATGTTGAGAATGTATAGTAAAGAACGTCTATGCTTACCAGGTGTCATGTCATATACATTATCAAATATATGAACAATTAAGCCTATATCATCCGTTTCACGGTTTTCATCAATCCATCTCTGTGCATCCACTGCGTTCATGAAATCATCCGAGCATAAATATTCGCGTTCTTGTCGACCCATTCCCCATTCCTTGTCCATACAGCGCTCTTTCCGAATGTATGAACAAATAATATAGAACGCACTATCCATCAGGGATGATGTAATGTACTTTGATACATTTTCAGGTCCTTCATCCACTTGAGGTGTACCTCTATCTCGTAGAGAATGAATAAAGGTGAGACGTACGTCGTCCATTTATAACACAACTGCCGAAGTCTTTATAACTGTTCAACCTTAGTACCCTTGGGGAATGTTGTTTTCTTAGGGGGTGAAGGTGTCTTATTTTTGTTCATGACATTTTCAAGGTTCTTGGCAAAGTTGTTATTCAGTGCGTTGAGTTTGTTATTTAATTTCTTTCGCCGTTGCATTTTCCATTCGGAAACAGTTTGACGTTTGATCGCGTTGACACCCATCTTGAATGGTACACCAGCCTTATTCTTTTTTACATTCGCTGTATTTATACGCTTCTTGAGTTCGGCAACATCTGAATTGAGTGAAGGCATTACGTTCTTATATGTGTTCAACCACTTCTTACCATATAATTTTTGTATATCTTTCTTAATTCCCGCATTAGTCAAACCCCGTGTCTCTAACACCTTGCCCTGCGCCTTGACCTTTTTATTGGCAGCTTTTGCAGCCTTTTCAACCTTTTTAACGTTTGTCGGTAAAGGTTTAGGAATGTTCAATTTTTTGCAAATAGTATCGACTGTATCAAAGTCTGAAATGGGTACACCCTTTGTTATCGCGATGGGTATGAGTTCCTCTTTTGTATACGCCTTACAGGGTCGGTTCTTAACGGTAAATTTACCATATACCTTATCCTTTATCTTTGCGCATATCTGAGGTTTAGTCGTTTTTCCCGTGATATCGACAATACCTATCTTTTCTGCAGCTGCGACTAGCTTTGGACGAGGCACGGTCGCACACTTCTTCTTACCTACACGTATACCGTTTTTGCCATTTTTAGAATTCGATTTATCGAAATAGCTAATAGCATTGCCAGTAGTATTTATTTGTTTATTTTTAACTACACGCACCTTCTTGGCAGCTGGTTTGACGTTAATATTCTTAAAGTTACTAATCAACCCCATAACATTTAATTCTTTTACGAGATCTACGCCAATGTTATAAGCGTTATTTAAGTCTCTCGTTGTTTTGGCACCCATGATTTGTATCTTACCCGATCGGAATAATTGAAACCCTTGGTTTTTATGTACCATTTTTAAAGATGGGCGTAATTCTGGTTCATACGAAGCATTTCTAGATCTAGAAAACGCCGACGCTATACCGGCCAAGTTTAGGACACCATTTGCTTGGAATGTTCCAACTAACACGACATACTTAATCGGATTGTACAGAAACTTAGCGTTCGGTATATACGTGTCAACAATATATTTCCGTATCATCTCTGGGTGTCTAATGTTATTGTTTAGAATTCCACCGGAAACCTGCATCTTTCCATTCTTGTAAACTTTAACCATGAACTTGCTTTCCAATCCATTTTCGAATATACGTCCGTTAATTTCTGCGAGGAAATGGGCATGCTTCTTTACGTTATTAGCATTAGGTTTAACTGTAAACGTGTGTTTCGCGCCTATAGCCATTCGCCCATAACGCAATATGATGCTATTGACCTCCACACCCAATGTAGATCCGGGTGATATAGGTTTTCGTTTGTGTGGTTTTTTATACAGTATTGGATTTACATCAACCGAGTAGTTACCATTTTTCGCGTCCTGATTTACCATCCCATTGAAAATTGATAGTTGTAGAGGTGATATCTTCAATTGTGTAAAATTGGTGCTACGGAATTTATCGCCCGTGATCGCACCGATCCGAGACGACACCTTGTTTATTGGTAACTGCATAGCATTCTTCATCAACGCACCACGTTCCTGGTTGGTGAGGTAGGGTGCGCGTCGTATCATGTTCTGAGACGTGAGAGGGGTGTTCGAATTCGAATTCGAATTCGAATTTTCAAATTCGTTAAATAAACCCATATATTACACAGACATTTTTAATCAGTTCCTACCGACATTACAGGTTTAGCCGACATATCTACGATATCAAGACCCATAATAAACTCAGTTCCATTCTGTTCCATGACTGGGAATGTATCGTCGCAGCTCTGATATTTTGTAGGTTCTGCGATACGTACAACCTTGATATCTCTGGATCCAAATGGCCCCGCCCAGATATCCTGATTGAGTGTTTTGTGCATGACACCGTGGAATTCGGAATATTTTTTCTTGAAAAACTTGAGCGGACACTTTTTATCGGGTTTGAACTCGATGCATGGTTCCGATAAGAACGATTCTAGGGGACTACAAGCTGTGGCGAGCTGACGTTGAACATCTACAAAGTACTTGGGTACGATGTTCCAGATGTCTTTCTCGGGCCACTTTTGTGCAAACTCTAAATACGCACGCACGCACTTCTGTAAAATGCATGGAAGTTCCCCTTCGAGTTTCCCGTCGAGAGTGGGGTCTGCTTCACGAACCTGTTTTGTAAAATCAGCAGTCAATACACGCCGCAAAATACTACCAGAGTTATCGCGCCAATTCGGAACTTCATTACCCCCGAGAATACCGGGTACCGTCCACTCAAATGATTTAGCCTTCTCGTGCTTCACTGCAATGGATACATCCTCACCGCTTACAATCGACTGGAATTCAGCCTGCTCAAGTGCTAAGTCACCTTTAATCTCTGGTGCAATGAACATAAATCCGTCCATGATAGCCGACAGTCCGAACTTCCGTTCTACATTATTCGACAGGGTCTTAACATCCTCCGTACAGTAAAACTTCCTAAACACCTTCGTAATGAGTGTAGACTTACCCGAGCGTGCAACACCTTTCAGGAAAGGAATGCATTGCCACTTGTCAATCTCGTTAACATCGAAGCACAGTCTACCACCCATAGCAAAAATCCATTCAGATACATCCTTATCGAACTTTTGGTAGTTCAAAACGGAATCGAAAAAGGGTGTCGGTATGTCGCGCCAGTTAATCTCAGAATAATCTGTGAAATCCTGGTCAAAATACTTGGAACTTACGATCGTCTGGTCCAAATTTTTGAATTCGTTCGATTCGTATGTGTAGAAACTCGCACGCCAGTATGGGTTGAGAATGTCCGATTTCTCACTATCAAATTCTTTACCGATGAAAATACCGTTTTTAAATGACCATACGTGGCGGTTCTTTTGAATTTCAGGGAATTGCATATCTTTTATGTTTTCTAAGTGACGAATGAGATCGTTATGACCGGGTGCGCGTGCAGTAAGGTTCTTCCACAGATCAAATTGAACTTCTTTCTTAGCAACACCGTATACGTAGTCCTTGATCGTTTCCACGGGTTTCCAAGCTCGAGTTCCTGCACCGTCAGGTGTCTTAATCTGAACACAACATTGCCCCTTGTATCGTCTAATCTGTCGCCTGTAGAGATCCTTGAGTGTCTGCAGGACGCCTTGTTGAAATGGGTTAAGTTCATCTATGTTGTTAATAGTGGAGATCCTGAAAATAGAGGGGTCGGTTTCTGGGTTAATTGGAACATACGTAGGATTGTTCATACGTTCACTTATGCGAGCGTGTCGAAATACAATCTGCCATGCATCGTCTACCTGATCCAGGAGACGGTTGACACGAACGGATATCTTCATATCGTTATCGTCTTCAATATCCATCATGTTAAGAGTGTCCGCTCTGTGATAAAGTTCACATAGACGTTCGTTCATACGCTTAACTTTGGATTCGACACGTGAGATGTCGATAGAAACTGGTAAACCATCTTCTGTTAGTTCATCTTTCGTAAAAAAATTTTCATAGCCGATACGATAGGATAAGTATATGTCGTCGCGATCATTGATTTTCCACATGTCTTCCAACTGGACGAGAAATTTCATGACATCGTCATGAGAAAAAGTTTGAATTTGGTTGGTCCACATTGCACTGGCGGCGTCATCCCGGTTGGATGTTTCATCGATGAAATGTGTAGCTACCTCTGCCATTTCCTAAATATAGATTTCTTTTTTTAAGCAGTGTTATTCTTCTGGAGGGATGATAAAATTTTGACAAGAATCTTATTCTGAATTTCCATCTGACGACCCATATTTACGAGGGCGGTACAAACCGTATCACCATCCTGTGTTGTCAGGATGGAACCGAGCATGGCTTCCATGGGACCCATCATATCATCTTCATCCTCATACTGTGTGAGATCTACCTGGTCAATATCACCAGGCTGAGATTCATCTTCATACTCAGACCCTGTTTCGACACTGGGTTCGGCTTCGATTTCGGAAGGTGTGTGTTGGGACATTTATGTAAGGTGAGGAAAAATGATGCTGTGTTTTTCGCGGCTCAAAAAAAATGTTGGTATATAGTACAACAACTCACAATGGCCGGTGGTCTCATGCAACTCGTCGCTTATGGTGCCCAGGATGTCTACCTGACCGGCAACCCCAAGGTTACTTTCTTCCAGGCGGTCTACCGCCGCCACACAAACTTCGCGATGGAGAACATCGAGCAGACCGTCAACGGTACTGCCTCCAACTCCGGTCGCGTGTCTGTCACCGTTGCGCGCAACGGTGACCTCGTCAACGACATGTACATCGAGCTCAAGGCTAAGTCCGGTCTCGCGACCAACACCGCGGGTGCGACCGCCGATGCCTGCTGGGTCGCTGAGCGTGCCGTCAAGGATGTTGAGCTTTCCATCGGTGGTCAGCGCATCGACAAGCACTACCAGAAGTGGTGGCGTCTGTACTCCGAGCTTTACCTCGACGAGTCCAAGAAGGCTTCGTGGGGTAAGATGACCACTGCGGTCGATTCTCAGGTGTTCCTCCCCCTGATTTTCTTCTTCAACCGCAACCCCGGTCTCGCGCTCCCCCTCATCGCGCTTCAGTACCACGAGGTCCGTCTCGACTTCGACCTCACTGATCAGTTCTCCACTCACACTGATGGCTCCACTTTCAAGGTGTGGGCTAACTACATCTACCTTGACACCGAGGAGCGTCGTCGCTTCGCCCAGAAGGGTCATGAGTACCTGATCGAGCAGGTTCAGCACACTGGTGTTGACTCTGTTACCGCTGCCGGTGGTACCAAGCAGGTCCGCCTCTCGTACAACCACCCCGTCAAGGAGCTCGTCTGGTGCCTCTCCGAGAACGATGACCAGCAGGGTCTCTGGAACTTCACCACCAAGGCTGATGACACTGAGATTGTCCTCGAGTCTGACCCCAACGCGATCGCGGCGTCTAACGCGTTCATCTCCACTTCCGCTTCCGGTGCTCCCCTCCTCAAGGTCGGCACTGACGGTGGCTCGGAGAAGTTCACGGAGGAGGCTGTCGGTACCGTCGACACCATGAAGCTCGTTCTTAACGGCCAGGACCGCTTCAAGGAGCAGTCCGGTAAGTACTTCAACCAGGTCCAGGCGTACAACCACCACTCCGGCTCCCCCTACGCCGGTGTGTACTCGTACTCCTTCGCGCTCAAGCCCGAGGAGCACCAGCCTACCGGCACGTGCAACTTCTCGCGTATCGATAACGCCCAGGTTGCGATCAAGACTACCGCCGGTAACGACAACGCGACCAACCTTAACATGTTCGCGGTCAACTACAACGTCCTCCGCATCCAGTCGGGTATGGGTGGCCTCGCCTTCTCCAACTAAGCATTCAGTCTTAGTTTTCTAAAAAATATTTGTATTTCAATTTTAAAATGCACAACCATGCTATTTAAAACTGAATTTGTTATTTATTTGTTTATTCAAAGCTGACCGAGCAGTCAAACGAATTACACCGTCCTCGTCCAATCATATCATACACGACTTCCCCATCGACGATCTCCTCTTCGATAAGTAATTCCTTGAGTTCCTCGAGTGTGTCCTTGTTCTCTACCAACATCTGGAGTGCGTACCTGTAACACTGGGATACGATGTTATCTATTTCGTTATCAACCTTAAGAGCGGCTGACGGGGAAAGGTTGCGGTAATCGTAGTTGTTCTTACCGAACCCATACGTCGTCACCATTTCACGTGCAATCTGATACACCATCGCATAATCGGAACTCGCACCAGTCGTGACACGGTTAGCACCGTAGATAACCTCCTCAGCTGCGCGACCACCTAGGGCGACTAGGATCTGAGCGAGTAGATACTCTTTCGTGTAAAAGGGTGAGTCTGCGTTATCCTCCGAAGGTTGGAAGAATGTCACACCACCCGCAGCACCGCGGGGCATGATAGAAACCTTACGAACCGTGTCGTAATCAGGTACGAGAACGCCGATGATAGCGTGTCCAGCTTCGTGATAAGCCACGAGCTCCTTCTTGCGCATAGAATATTTAACATCACCTTTAGCACCAATGACAATACGCTGATAAACGTTCTCAGTGATTTCGGTTGTGATCGTCCCGTCATTATCCTTGACGGCGCGGATAGCACACTCATTGAGAAAATTGGCTAAATCCGCACCGGAGAAACCGGTTGTCTGTTTCGCGATGTTCTTGAGACGGACACCCGATGCGAACTTCTTACCTCGTGCGTGAACTCCCAAAATCTTGAGGCGACCTTTGACACTCGGAAGGGAAACTTGGATTTTACGATCGAACCGACCTGGACGGAGTAGTGCGTCATCGAGAATATCTACGCGGTTCGTAGCAGCAATGACGACAATACCAGTCTCGTTATCGAAACCATCCATCTCGGTGAGAAGTTGATTGATAGTTTGTTCGCGCTCATCATTACCGGGTGTAGTAGTACCACCACGCTTCTTGCCTACAGCATCAATCTCATCGATGAAAATGATACACGGTTGATTTTCACGAGCCTGTTGAAACAGTTCGCGTACACGCTTAGCACCTACACCCACGAACATCTCAATGAAACTCGCCGCAGAGCATTGAAGAAAGGGAACGTTCGATTCACCTGCGATAGCACGCGCCAATAGCGTTTTACCGGTACCAGGGTCTCCGGCGAGCAGGGCACCCCGTGGAATTCGAGCACCACTCCCGTAATACTTATCAGGGTTTTTGAGAAAGTCAACAATCTCCTCGAGTTCATCCTTTGCGGAATCGATACCCTCAACATCCTTGAAACGTGTCGTCACTTCATTTTCCATATTGAAGTCTGCAGATTTCATAAAAGGATTTGGCATTCCCATTCCACCTTCACTCCTCGACGCGAATAATGTACGCGCGAGTGTAAACGCATACGCGACAAAAAAGAACATTACAAGATTCTCGGTGAGAGACATGGGCCGTGTATTATCCACTATGACCTCGGCACCACTTTCCATGAGCGTGTTCCATAGCTGTTCGGTCTGCACGATTTGTACATCACCATAATCTCCATTCTCTTCTTGAAACACAGCGATGTTCTTATTAGGACGAACGACTACAGCTGGAAGTTCCTTCTTTTTTAGACCCTGTATGAACTGTGTATACGACCGTGGACTATACTCAACCGTGCGCTCCTTTGTATCAACCTTAACACTCGGGGCTTTGAAGATATATTTCGTCAAACTATTCATTCCGCTATGTTTTACATGATCATATGTTTTAAGTTGGTTAACATGACCTAAGTCGACGTGGACTTTTTCTTTTTAAAGTAAAATGCCCAACTTTTCACGTACCCAATTGATTACTACCCTGTCTATGATGTTGAACGCCGTACAAGACAACACTGATATGGAACTTAATAGAACTATGGCACTGTCTATGTTTGAGGTTACCCTCAGATATTACAATCTTCTCACACAGGGAAACGGTGATAAGAAACTCATTCAGACCTGTTATGATAAGGCAAAAGTGCCTAAAAATGACCACAGATTTGCGAAGTATGTTCATAAATTTGAGGAACTTACTAGACCGCCACCCTTGCGTCGATCGAGGCGCTTAGCAAATAAGCGTACTTAAATATAAGCCTCTCATTCTAGATAATGTTCAAGAAAGTATTTGACCTTTTTATTAAAGTGGATAAACCAAAGCTAGGGCGCTGGTCTCTAAAATCTTGTAGTGAAATTTCGACATCTATCAATTCTATCTATCAAAACCGTGATCATTGTGGTGATACGATATGTAAAACACCTAAGAAGGCTTCGGAGTATAAGGATAAGCCACGATAAGTAACCATGTATGAGATTTACACTGACGGGAGTTGTCTCGGGAATCCTGGATGTGGTGGTTGGGGTGTTGTCAGTGATAACTTTAAACTCACTGCTGGACAGAATGATACCACAAATAACCAGATGGAGATGACTGCGATTTTAAGGGCTCTTGAAGAATGTCTCCATCGAAATATTCAAGAAGTGCGTATTTACACGGATAGTAATTATGTGAAGCAGGGAATCATGTTATGGATAGTGAATTGGAAGAGAAATGGGTGGAAAACCGCCGCGGGCACCGCTGTGAAGAATAAGGAATTGTGGATCAAAATTGACGAAGCTCGTAAAAGATTGAAGATAGTTGAATGGCGATGGGTTAAGGCTCACAACGGAAATCCCAAGAACGAAGAAGTTGATAAATTGGCGAGACTATCAGCAGAGACCATCAAGAAAAATATCGCGTCACAGTAGGATGGGTGAAAAAGATCGTAGCCCTGAACCATGTGAATGGTGTGAAAAACAAGAAAAGTTACTTATAAAATGGGCGGAGAAAGCGGCTGGATACCGCTGGTTACACAATCATGCGCGTCTATTTTATAAGAAACAAAACGATTGGCTGGCCTATCCCAGTATAATCATAGCGAGTATAACCGGTGTAGGCGGATTTGCGGTTCTTAATCCAAGTGGGAGTGAGGATGTATCTACGAATACAAAAAATAATATCATGATCATTCAGTATTTTTTTGCGTTTTTGAATGTACTCGGTGGGATTTTGTCATCCATAAGTAAATTTAGTCAAAGTCTACCTCTTTCAGAATCCCATTCAGCCATGTGTGTACAATGGTCTAAATTTTATAGGAGTATTGATATGGAACTCTCTCTCGACGTAAAACATCGCGATGATGTAGTGGATTTTATCATGAAATCGCGTGAGGACTATGATAAGTTACTAGATGATTCACCCGATATACCAGCTATTAGTATTCAAGCTTTTCTGGTACAATTTCCAGATAAAGAGAATAAACCTGACGTGTGTAACGGTCTTTCTATCGTCGTAGGTGATGACGCTGCGTCGGTTACGGGTTCTGGGCGTGCAGTCAATCGGTGGTTAAACGCTTTTAATACTGTAAAGAGAAGAAGTAGAGACGGGGGTACGCTCTCACCTATAGATAACGTTTAATAACCACCCTTTAGTACATCAGTCGTGAGATGTGGATATTGTCTAGAAAAATATCGTTTATTACCCCAGTCATGATGACCGATAGTACTTGGACCAGTTCTATCGATTTTCATATACGCTCGCAAATCTTTATAAAATACCCGAGCACCTTGTGCTATGATATCTTCATGCTTTAAGTCTACATGATTATCTATCGGGAAAAAGTATTTGTGATATTTCTTCATATTTTCCACGTTTACCAAGTAACACTTCATACTCGTGATCCATTTAACATTTTCCAATCCTTTCTCACTTCCGTCAGGTAATCTGGACAGACAATGAAAAAAGCAAATCTCAAAATTATCTCCCATTGTATCGATAACATTTTGTATCTGTTTATAGAGTTCTGGATTTTTGACGATTACGTTATCCTCGAACATGACGGCATATTTTAAACCCTGTTGGAAGCACTTTTCGTAAAATTTCATGTGACCCATATAACATCCTATAGCTCCCATGTTTATAAATGTAATGTCAGGGCGTTTATGTGAACGATTGTAATGCATTTTAAGAGCTTCCCTGTAATATTCAGGTTTGACGAGATGTTTGAATTTTTCTACATTTTCAATCTTTTTAGTGTCCTCTCCGTATATAATTTCAATAGGGACACTTTCGTCGTGATGTTTCATAAACGTATCCTGTCGCTTATTTGAAGATGGAAGTGTTAACAGAAAGCATTTATAGTCCAAACCATCGCCACGATCACCGTTTAATCTTAATGATAACGCGTACAGGATGGTACATACCAATGTAATTGTAATTACCATTTTAATATACACGTATAATAAAAATGATCGTACCCGTCAGTGTAATTTTCATAACACTCATGTACGGGTTATTGTACAGCGTGATGAAACCAGAAGAATTTGGTTTCACAGAACTTATCGACCCGTTCTACTTTTCGTTTACGACCATGTCCAGTGTTGGGTATGGTGATTTCAGCCCTAAGACTCTCAGGGCGAAACTCGTTGCAATGTCTCAACAAACACTTTTATTGATTGAGATCGCGTCACTGGTGGGCTTGCTTATCACGGCTAACAAGAATGTTCTGATTTAAAAGAATGGTGCACTTTGTATAAAATGAACGTAGTACAACGTCTAAAAAGACTGCCATGGCAGTCACTATGTCGCCGACATTATGCGGTTAAATTAAACGAAGAACTACTTCTACCTGAAAGTGAACGTATGTTTAGAGATGAAATGTGGCAGATAATCGGAGATTTACATCCTGAGCGTAACAGGGGATTTCGTATCGAACTTGAAGTACACCACGAACAGAAAAAAATCGATCTATTTACCGAGTCAATGTCGAATTATGAAAAACATGTAATTTACGCGAAGCATAGGAATAGATTGAGAAACGCCTTCCCAGATTATGTATTTGTCGAGCGTCATGTATAATTATAAACAAATTTGTGTCATGCTAATGAGACCACTTAACAACTTGTGATGTTTCTCACTTGAAACTGTATTCACATTATCGAATATGTGCATGATGAGATCGTTATCGTCCTTAGCCTCTTCATCATGGATTTTCTCTTCAGTGCGTAAATAGTCAGCTATAACGTAAATAATTGCATCCAAAAGTTCTTCGGATGCCATCTCGAGCCATGAATTTTTAACTGTACCCCATGTGACCGTATCATCCATGATACGAACTCCGTGACCATACTTCATCTTTCCCATATTCATGCGATCAATAACTGCTTCACGAAGATGCATATACATAACACACGCGAATACTTTAAATCACATATCCATTTCTTTTTCCCAATCTGTAATTTCCAACGTCTTTGAGGGTGGTACCACGAGTGTTCCCCGATTAACAACACGGCATTTATAATTCCCAATGTTACATGTATGATTTAACTCATATTTAGACACAAACTGAATGAATGGATTGAAATCGGTATCCGCTTCCAGTAATGTTTTATATCTGAAAGCTTCATCAAAAGTATGAAACGCGACGATGTGATTTACTTCAACTCCGTTTTCGTGACGTTCGGCGATGGAATAAATACCTTCTTCTCCATTCTTTTCAAATGCGAGAATATGAAATGTATGGTTCGTCTTGATCTCACTGATAGATTTACTATTTTTATCGCTTAGACTATGCATACTCGTGTAGGCGTTCTTACTCGCCCCGCACCTGGTCCTGAACCGGCGTGGCATGGGATTGTGATACACGTTTTGAGGTTGGGCAAACATTTTTAGATTTTTCCATGTACATGTCTACTTAGGCCGAATTAACCCATTTTTGCATCTTACCGACGCTCCATACGAGACTCAAGATCGCCGTAGCGTTTTTAACAGTCTCGTTTAGAGGGTTCATATTTGTTTAGTTTACATTACCCGAGAATTTACTTAAGTCCCAATTCCCTCCATATATTCGCACGGTTATTTATCAATTTTCTAGAAGCACTTGAATTATTTCGCTGCCCCTCGTCCAATACGTTTCTTATAACTCTTAATTCTTCCTTGTCCAAACTATTTTTATACGTTCTACTTAATTTTTCGACTATCTTCATAACCTCATCGACGGTACCGACCAGCTTTACAGCTGAATTTTTATAGAGACGAGATAATAAGCTCGTCATGTTTTGCCTAGTCGTCTGCAATGCAAATGCCTTCTTAAAATCTAGTTTTTTCGTGGTATTACTCTTAAACCGCAGAGCTATCAGCTTTAACACGTCAATCTCCGCAGTGCCCTCCCCGAAGATGTACCTGAAATTTTGGAAAAAGTAATTTCCATCTATGTTCTCATCGCCATCATTCTCTATCTTTTGGGGTACACCGCTGCTATCAAAATATATAGCTTCATACTTAGATTTGTCTAATAACGTATACATCTCCGAATAATCAAAAGCTGACTTATTTAACGTGTACGCTTCTATCATCGTTTCTATCATAGAGTTTGTGTTCGCTACAGCGTTCGTTCTCATCTGACCATGTTTACCCTTTTTGTTATGACCGGCGTTTTCCAGTCCACAGTGAATACCACCGTGACGCCACGCGGTGTTACATCTATTTATTTCGTAAAAATAGTTCTGAAGATCTGTCGGCGGCATGAGTAAGGCGGGTTCCTGACGTATGATGACCTTATCACCTTTACCACGAAAATTGTGTTTACCGACAGTCGGACTTCTCGCGAATGTCATGCCATTTTTACGCAGTAACATCGCATCTGCAAAATATAACACACTCGGTAACGATAAAGGTCTACCCGTGTACGTACTCGATTTAACTTCATCCGAACCTAAATAATGTGACAACATAGATTGCGGTTGCACGTGATGTCGAGGTCCTATGCCCGTCGCGTTAACCATATTTTTAGGGTAATACCGTCTGTTTCTACTCCTCATAAGTTCAAGAATTTTTAGCGAGTTATTCGTCGGCATTTTAGACGCTTCGAACAGCTGTCTCAGCTGTTTATGTTCAAAATCTTTTGATTTCAACATGTTCTGTAGTTTGCCTAAGAAATCGTTCGTCTCCTTGAATGTCTCGATGAGAGATTTAAAAGTTGTGTTGAAGTTCTTCCTACGAAATTGTCCCATGAACGAAGGATTTATGGTAAACACTTCTCCACCCCGAGTCGATATGGTACTTTCGTTTTGAAATTCCGCAAAACTCGGTACTTTGAGCCAACGCGCCCCTCTTCTCCTAAGAGATTCCAATTTAGATTTGGAGTCCAACCAATCTCTACGGGATAAAATACCCTTTAAACTTCCATACGTCAAAGGAAGCTTCTCGTTTTTTAACACATATGCGTTCACTATAACCTTTTCAGTAGTAGGAGAACCTGTGAATGAGAGTAAGTACGACGTAGCACGTCCAACTCTACACACATAGTTCATCAATCGCAAAAAACTCGAAAACTTGTTTGCATTTCTAACCCCCATGAGTTGTAACTTCATTATATCCACGAAAACTTTATTCACTTGTTCGTCAGTCAAAGTCAAAGAAATATCCGAGCCCAATATGACGTGTCTCTGGTTTACGATGGCTAAGTACAATTGATATATGTCCAGTAGATCTCTTGTAGTCATCATGACTTTTTTAACAACCTGCTTTCGTCTAGAACCAGCCGGTGGTTGATTTATAGCTTTAGATACCCCTCTCGCTGCAAACGCGGTAATCGACCTAGCTGTTTTAGCAGCCGGATCAAGTTTTCGGCGCGCCGTCTTTGACTTCACCTTCGAAGGGGTGCGCGAGACGGTTTTTTTAACTGTCGAAGGGGTGCGCGAGACGGTTTTTTTAACTGTCGAAGGGGTGCGCGAGACGGTTTTTTTAACTGTCGAAGGGGTGCGCGAGACGGTTTTTTTAACTGTCTTAGTGAAGGGTCTATTATTATTCGAGTTTGTATTACTATTTGTATTCATATTACTAAAAGGACCCGTCGGAGACCGTGTCCTTTTAGTTCCTAGTACGACAGGGGTAGCCTGGGGCGCTGTCCTATCTGACATCTATTATCAACCAATATTTTTTTTCAATTAATGTATTCATAGCTACCGTCTTCGTACGAATTATACAGTTCATTCCAACTCAATACAGTGTTTTCATACTCTGAACACCATGGATATAACACACCATCACTCCCCCCAAAATGAATAGCCGCAATTCCATTGTTTTGACACGATTCACATATTCCGTAATTGTCGTCGATGATCGTATCGAGTTTTAGACTGTTACAAATGTCCGACTTCGGAACCTCCATATCCGTGTAACTGTTCGTCAGTATAACATCATCAAAAATCCCTGGGAAATGAAACTGTAACCAGTCTTCCGTTTCTTGTCTCACACAATCTTGACGTCCCGTCACTGCGTAAATTTTACTTATACCCGGACGTAGTAGACGGAGCATAGGCTGTGAGCCGATAGTTGGTTGTAACAGCATAAATTCTTCCGTTTTGTAAAATTCTCTCACTATTTTTTGTGACTGTTTTTCGGTTATGTTGAACATGTCACGATATACATAGGCATACCTATTACTCGATGGCATATTCAACTTAGCCCATTTAGCCATTGGGCGTACCAATGGTACCAAAACTTCATCGATATCGACTGCAATGCGGTTCATTAATACATATAGAAATAATATGTCTAAGTATCTTAACGAATGTATGAGAAGTCTGAATGTCAAACGGGTATTGTCCATATAGGGTACGGAAATTTCCACAGGGCGCATCAGGCGATGTACATTGACGAATATATGAGAAAAACGGGTGATCTTAGATGGGGAATCGTCGCAGTTAATCTTAGGAATGAAGGGTTTCGTGAAATAGATGACTATATAGTTAAGACACCTACACGGTACAAAAAGGTTCGATCGCACCTCGATTATATCGATTGGACTAAGAATAGGACGGTTGCGAAACACATGCTCACACTCCCGAGTGTTCATCTCATCACAATCACGGTAACAGAAAGTGGTTACGCACCTGGATCTCCTCTTTTTGAATATCTCGCGTGCGGACTTCGAAACAGGACAAATCCCATAACCATATTATGCTGTGATAACATTCGCCAAAATGGGGTCGTACTTGAAACGCAATTTTTAGCCTATCTGTACCAAACGAACCAATATGATCTTGCAGACTGGGTCAAAGCTAATGTAAAGTTTCCCTCGTGCATGGTAGATCGTATCACCCCCCGCACAACGGATACACTTCGCCATGAGATTGAGGGAAAATTCCCTGGATTCGGTGCGACGGCTGTACAGACGGAAGAGTATACACAGTGGGTGATTGAAGATGATTTCGCGTCGGAATTCCCGGATTTATCAGAGGTCGGAGTGGTTATCACAAATGATATAGAACCGTATGAAGAGGCTAAAATTAGGATTTTAAACGGTGGACATACAACACTGGCGTATATGGGTGTTTTATCTGGATATGATACGTTCGATCAGGTCATGAATGACCCGGTACACCGTACCCATTTTAGAAATTTGCAGATGGAAGAGATTGCTCCATCTATTGATACGGATATCCCATTTGATATATACGAATATATCGACATGGTCGAAGAACGGATTTCGAGTAACGTAAATGTGGATGATCTTGATCGGATATGTATGGATGGCTTTACAAAATTTCACACATTCGTAGTTCCTTCTCTTAGAAAATGTCTTGAACAGGGAAAGAAACCTATCCACATATACAAAAGTATTGTTGCGTGGTACATTTATTCTAGGAAATTTGCGAGAGGGTGTACACGAATAAAATATAACGAGCCAAATTGGGTACTCCTAGAACCCCTATTAAAAGATGGGGCGGTGGAGGCATTTGTCATGTCCGAGAGATTATGGGGGGATATACCAAAAACATATATTACATTTACTCGAGACCTAAAGTCTATACTACTTTCACAAACGTATGAACGCGAACTTGATTTACTCGTAGACGATTAACAGAAATGAGCGCGCAACTGATCAACTCTTTCCACCGAAGTATCTTGTGTCACCCGATCTTCGTCTTCGTCTTCGTCTTCGTCTTCATCCTCTTCACATGCCTGACAGTGTGCGTCAAACATGTGACAAGTGTGTTCACCGTTTTCAACCATCTCGCGAACATCGGGGTCATTCATGATATCATCTTCGTCATCATCTTCAGTCTCCTCAATCGGTGCGAGGGTTTTGGGTTTCTGAAGTTTTTTGAGTTCTTTCACGCGTTTTTTGAGTCTTCTGATCTCATCGTCAAAATCCTTTTCAGTCCAACCATCGAACTCATTCGACATCTCAATGAAGATACCGGCGGGGAGTGAGTGTTCCATTATCACATGAAAATTATACGGTTTTGAGATGACTTAGGTTTCATCTGAACCAATATCCATTCGCAGGTGATGATGAGGGTACGTCGGCAGCACTATTCGTTCTAGAAAGGGTTGGTCGGGGGATGGTAGAGTAAAGTTTCTTTAACTCGTTGCAAAGGGTTAGGTATACGTTCTCGGGGATTTTATCAGATATACTGTCTATGATTTGCATTACATTTTGAAGTACATTCATTACTATAGTACATGGCTAATTTATTTAACGACGTCGTTCGACCCGTGCCTCCCACCCATCGGCCACCCGTCCAAACCTAGCATGTAGGGGGCTCCCAGTAATCGCGAGCAAAGACCGGGGCACCAAGTATCCTCAACTTGTTTTCCTGTTCCTGTACCCTCATCTCCCACGTTTGCATCAATTCTTCACGCTTGCGAACATTCGCACTCGCATTTTCAATGAAAGTATCGTCGATACTACGCAAACGGTTGCATTCTTCCTTGTAGTCATCGTAAATCTTCTTCTCAAAGGCGGGAAGCTTTTGGAGTGTTTCGAGTGAAAGTTCATCATAGCACACGAAATCTGCGAACTTCTCCTCGTCGGTTCCAATTTCCAACACAATTGTCCGAAGACCGTTTTCCACCAGGTTTTTCCAAGTCCAGAAGTTAGCCCCAGTGACGATGGGACCACATCCAATGAGTTCCCCAGCCTCACCACCGGGAGCCCGAGAAGCGTTCTTTTCACACCATCTCCGAATAGCCAACTTCTTCCGCGACACGGTCATACGTGTGATAAGTGGTCGAGCTCGTGCTCGCTCTTTCTTCAGCTCATTTTCCCATTTCTCAAGCTCTTTCCATGTCTGGTGCATATTCCTCACATAATCCAGAATATGACTTCTGACGATTTCAATCTCAGCCTCTCGGTGTGCTTCCCCTACATTCACCGGTGAACGTACCTCGTAATCACTGTCCGAGTCATCATCACTGTCAAGTTCAGAATCATCGTCACTGTAGTAGAAGGTGTCTTCGTGGAATGGTTTGTTTCCGTTCATGTGGTCATGAACGCGTTTCATTTTATCAGCCATCTCCAGATAGAGGCCATCAGGGATCTTACTGGAGATGTCGTCGAGGCAAGCCATGAGGCTTTGAAGGTCTTCCATTTTGATTGTTTACATGAAAATTACAATATTTTGATTCTACTTAGGTGCGATCCACTTGCGAACCCCTCTCGACCAGTCAACGATTTTCTTAAGAGACCATGTCTGATCGATGTCACTGCGCGTGCGCATCTTCTTCAACCTGAACTTGACAGTTCCCTTCGCGGGTGGAACTTGGATGAAACCCTGTCTCATAGGGAGACGCTTACCATCGGAACCCATAGTCTCCAAGATGTACGGGAAATGTTTCTCAAAATATGCCCAGTGAACCGTACCTCGACTCGATTTTGGGATATATTTATGAATTACACCCCAAATGAATTTCTTTACATACTCAAGACGTTCACGGGGATCTTGTGGTCCGGGTTTGACCATCCCGAGATTTACCATTAAGGCGAGCAACGACTCCATATAACAGAAATGGTGTTGAGAAAGTTCGTCGTATTGAGAAATAACGAACGCTTCTTCCATATGCTTCTTGGGAACACCTCCACGACCACCTGCATAGTTCTTGTTCTTGAACTCTTTGAACGACTGTGACACAAATCCACCAGTGGGTTGAGGATTTAAATCAGTGCTCGTCGCATTCCTCAAGCGAGGATAACATCCGTGAATTGTCCCACTCGATACTTTATATCCTTTACCCAATAAGGATTTCAATGGGATCTCGAAATCAGAATTTTCATTTTTCATCGAGTCATAAATCAGTGCAGTCTTATTCGCGTGATTAACCCGTGTCATGCCGTAATGACCGGATCCATCAGAGAATGAGTGCTCCATGAGAATATAGTCAGTACCATTACGACCCTTAGCAGCCATGGGTCGCTTTTTCATTGAAGATGTTTTACGAAACAGGAAACGAAAGTTCTTTCCAGATTCCTTCTTGATATCTTTGGCGATTCGCTCGAATAGACCCTTCTTGTGAAGATAATACTTGGCAATTTCAGAAGCATCTTCTACAGCCAGAAGGTTACTCGCTTTCTTATTCGTGAGAATTCGAGATTCAATATAATCACCCTTGTCAATTTCAGGGGTTTCACCTTTAATTTTGAGAAGTTTACTTCTCACTGAGACATTTTTGATTAACTTAATGGGGGTGAGAGACATGTTATATTATGATATTATAATTTCTAAGCCTGACTTAGGTATGGAACATGTACGAAAAATTATGGAAATAATGGATGACGAAATGTTCCCGACAAAGAGAGAATGGGCATATGTAAAAATATGCAATGAACTCAAACAAATACATTCACAATTACAAGAACTCACGAGACTTAAAGCACTGCATGCACCGGGTACAATTGACCCTTCGGCGTGTATAGAACCACGCACTTCAGCTAGGGTGGATCCGTCAGCACCGCCCATATAAATTTACTCATAATCCCTGACTACTACTCCAATAGGGAAACGTGGGACACCTAAAGTGGTGAGGTTTTGAAAACGTACGGTGAGCATCTTCCCCATAAATTTCTCCCTCTCACTGTATTGTTTTTCACGCTGCGCGATAGTGCCCTCGGGTCGAACTGTGAACTGGTGCCCGTCACAAGTTTCACACACCCATACAACCGAGTTGGCGTCCCGACCATGACCAGTCTTGGCACCAACAATCTCAAATTCTTCGGTTTGGAAATCCTTGAACTTGAGAAGGTAGTTGCTTCGCTGACCCACCTCATACACACTATCCTTGTCACGGATCATGGTACCTTCATGACCCTCCTCGACATGATACTTATGAATGGAGGGGACATCTTCCCGCAACATGACGAGTGTCGTCTTCACGTATTCATATTTGGGGTTCTTGAGAGACTTAACTTTTTCCCATCGTTCCTCGAATGTCATGTTAAGCTTATTGATGTCGAAGTAGTCAAAGACGTGAAACTTGAGCTTCAGGGGGTCGGTTTTGAAAGTACTCGTAAGTTCTTCAAAGTCGAGATTGGGATCAAATGCTTCACCGTCAACATATTGACCCTCTTTGAGTCCTTTACCGAGAATCTCAGTCCCGGGTACAACCTTTCCGGTCCTCGAGATACCCCCATCCTTCGATACCAAAAGACGAACACCGTCCAATTTGGGCTGAACGTAAAAGGGCTGGCTGATGTACTTTTTACGACTTTCCCATTTGTTGGCGAGCATGGGTAGGATTGTAGTAGCCTTGATATTCAAATTTTTCCACATCGTATTGGCACGTTTCACAGCACTTTCATAGCCGAGTGGAACTTCTGTCACGGATGTAGCTTCTTTGCCTCCAACCTGACCAGACGCCTTAACAATGCACCAGCATTCACCCCGCTTTTCGACCCTGATGTCGATGTAGCGCTTCTTGTTGTTTTTGTCGGTGGTAAAAATTGTGTTCATAATGTAGTAGGATGATACCCGTTGTAAATTATGAAAGAATGGAACGACTTAAGCCTCCTCCGTTAACAAATATTCCCATGAATTTGAATACGATTAGCGTTGGATTTATCATACTGGGTGTACTCGTTTTGTACAGGCGATATATCATCACTAGGAATGCCCGTGAACGATCCCGTACTTGATACATTCATCGTATCCGAGATATATGTCACGCTTCATAAATTGAGACATCTTTTCTTTGGGGATTGACGTTTCATTCTCATATAGATTCTTAATGACCGACATGATTTTTTTACACGTTTTCATTTCATCTTTTAATTCAGTATATTTACCGAAGAACCCAGATGACAGTTGATGAATGAGAACGAATGAATATTTTCCCATGAGACGCTCACTTCCACCGAGTAGCATGAAAGTTGCGGCGCTACAACATGTACCCTCTGCAATCGTGACGACGTTCACACGTGACGATTTTAGAGCATCCATCATACTCAACCCCGAAAAAACGTCACCACCATCACTGTGTATATGAACCCTGATGGTGGGTGTATATCCTGGTAGTTCGATAGCCTTTTTCAACAAGTTTACTTCGAGCTTCTTAAACTCGTCTAGGAAGTCGAGTGCATTCTCTCTATCGACTTCACCATAATAGTATATGTCACATCCATTGACGCGTACAACTTCGTGATCCTCGGTATCGGAATCGGTATCGACACTACTCATTTAACAAACTACGAAGTTTCTTTTTAACTTTTGTAACATCGGTCGGTTTTAATTTGTTACCAACTGCGAGATGATTCATCACATCAAAATCGAGTGGTTCGAGTTTATATTCTATTAAAGGGTTTAGATCCCCTGCAATCGCATATTGTCTAATTAAACTCAGTTCGTCGTGTCCCAATTTAGTAGGTTGTCTCGATTGAATGGCGCGAAGTTTATTTTGCCGCATTTTAAAATTACCATATTTGGTCCATAAACTTCCTGGTTGTATTTTAGTTGGATCGATTGGTTCACCCATATTTAGTTTCGGAACCGCCATTCCTGAGGCGATATAAAACGGCATACAATTCCAATCACCTTTGTACATCTGTGTATCGTATATATCTGATTCCGATAAAGAATCAATTATAGTACACACGTTAGCATTTTTTGAAAGTAGATAATTCCCGTGTATGACATCGCATACATGACCATGTTCGTGTATCGTTTGAGATGTATCGAACCCACCCTTGTGACACAGTATATCAATCACGATATCCTTTGATGTTTTGAAAATATCCTTTACATGGGAAAAATTTAGATAGTCGAAAAAGTTTCGTATGTTCCCGTTGCATTCAGATGCAGCGTAACTGGCATTTGGATTATCACATGCGAGAGAACATATCGCGTCAGGTGTTCTTCTAGGCACGATTATCAGTTTGAAATTGGGTATCATATGTATCGATGTAGATGTAACCACGACGGATCCATTTGTCACTTTTATTTTATTTTCGGAAACGCGGTCTATAATCTGCTTATGTCCGTGAATAGATGCATCATATCCATCTATAAAAATATGAGAAGATGTACGACCGATTAAATCCATGAATGAACTTTTTTTCTGAAAAAGCTCAGAGTGTAATTCGATTGTGTTAGATGAATCTAGAACCGTTTCCGCGATGAAAGTTTTACCACAGCCAATTTGACCACATATGAAAACGTTGTGACCCTCCTTGATATATTTTTCAAGTAAGTTAATTTCATTTTGGTGGAGCGTTGGTGGACGTGGTTTTTTTTGTGGTATAATTTTAATGAAGGAGTCCATGACCGATGAACTTACTGATCAAGCTTTAGATATTTTTTTAGAGAGTGATACAATTCAGACAAGGATACTCGAACCTGTGAAAAAGAGGGTTCTTCCTTATTTGATTTGCATTGGTATCTTTAATGTAATGTTATTCATGATGGTTGCATATCTCACACGTCGTCTTTCTAAGATTTTATAACGACATCTTCTAAATCGGAACCGTCACTTCCACCGCGGATGGCAGTCAAGTCCTTCTTTAATTCATTGGTCATTTCGTCTTCACTTATGAACATGTCTATCGGTTGAATGTGCATTATTTCTGGTTTGAAAATTCCGTTATCATCCGGGAATTGCTTTTCGAATGCCTGAATGACGAAATATGGTATTGGTGGGGACTGTTCGATGAGTTTGTCATATTCAGCACGACATGTATCTATCATAGTGGATCCATCACACGATCGTTCTTCTATCGGGAGTGTTAATTCTAAACGAATCGTTCGCGATAGTTTACCATATTGAAGCGAAGCGACGCGATTTCCTTCCATCATTTCACTTATTTTAAGAAACTGCATAATAGTCGCGATTATACCTGCGATCAAATTCAATCCACCAATCATCGCAGGCGCTGCACCTCTTATACTCGCAGGTAGTGAACTCTGTGCAAAATTTGCAGTACCGGTGATCGTAGACAAAACAATTACAGGAAGTGAAAACTGCATGTTCTGTTTCTTATAGATTAAGAAGGCGTGGTTATGCATGTACCTGTAACACGCGGAAGCTTCACCCCACGTTTTCAATATTTGCTCTTGCTGGGGAGACCACGCAAATTTATTTTTTGAACGCACTTTCTTTTCTTTGTCCATATTAAGATATGAATATTATTTTTATTGTTCATACGTTAATCTTTGTCACTTCACTCGTAGTTCCGTTTACGAGAAATGTCAAATGGCTGAAGATGTACTCGGTGATAATACCATTCATTTTCTTTCATTGGGCAATCAATGATGATACATGTGCTCTCACAATTTTAGAATCTCAGGTAACTGGTAAGGAGCAGAAAGACACATTCTTCGGGAGATTGATGAGACCTATATATAACATTGATAATGAAACATCTGATCAGGTAGTAAAATCTATATTATTCTCCCTTTGGTTTATGGTACAATTCAAACTTGGAATTATACCACGTCCCAAAATATTTTCCTAGAATATATAAATGAAGCGTAAAACCGGTGATAAGTTGATAACTGCGGCTAACGCTGCGGGGCGGTGGCTGGCATTTTTTAATTTTTCGATCGCCATGATTGTTGCGACGATCCTTTTCCTTTTGAGTATGTATTTTATATTCAGACCAAAGGAGTTTTCTAAAGACACTAAGGGTAAGATACTTAATGCAACGTGTTCTAAAGATGAGGATGATAAATGGATGTGCGATTTAGTGTATACGTACACGGTCGACGGAAAATCATTTAATGGTAATAAGAATGTAAATACGAATGAAAAGTATCGCATTGGTGAACATATACCAGTTTCATACAATCCACAAGACCCTGGTAAACATGATATTAACGTTGTCGGGACTTTTTGGGCGGGTTTATTTTTATTAATAGTGTCCATTCTCATACCCGGTATATATGGTATTATATGGTTATTCACAAGATCAGCAAGGGGTGCGGGAACTGCGTTTCTCGGATTTTCGCTCATATAGAAAAAAAATATACATCTATATAAATGAAACGTAAGAACGCGAACGCGACGGGATTGATTATTATTATCGCTCTCGTGGGTGTGATTGCATATCTCGTAACACGACCCCATGAAGTTGTTCGGGTACCTGTTCAAGTACCAATGCGTCCACCAATGCGTCAGAGAGAGCCAGTCCGCAGACGCCAACCCGAATTTAGAGACCCACCTATAAAGGACTATAAACCGGGGCACGTTCAGCAGATGGGTGTACTGTTAGGCGAGAATGACGAGACACTCCCATTATACGGAAAGGAAGTACGTGGGCGACGTGACCAGTATCATTACTATACGTCTACACCCGGACAGCAGATCTATTCGATACCTATAACACATGATGGTCGTGACTGTATGGATGATTTAGGGTGTAGGGAGTTATACGGTAATGAGAATGTTAATGTACTCGGTAAAGCTGCTTCTTATGAAGCCAAACTTTATAGAACAGATCATTTCTTTTAGAGAAATGTGATACCATACCGTGTTGTCATGAGTTTTTTAGCTCCCGGCATCGAAGGTTTACTCCACAAAAGCCACCTAGACCAAAATCCAGCCGTCTTAATTCCACTTTTAGTCCAGGTTTCACCCATACGTCCGTGGCGTGCCAGATATCTTTTCATACGCGCCGGGTCTCCGTGAATCGTATAATCCGAATACCCCTTACCTCCGAAGTCGACACGTGAACCGTCTTCGAAAGTGACCCTGTACTTTTTTTTAGGATTGGGGCTTTTCTTGAGAATAACTTTCATATATAAATACCGAATATTTAATTCTATGTTTCTACTATAGATATGGATCTCCGCAAGCCGACGATTATTCGTATCATATTTATTTCCACGATCGTGTCTATCTGTGTAGCTTTTATAATTGCAAAGATTTCTAAGTCCAGAGAAGAGAAGAGTTATAAATTCCCCGCCATGGCCAAGGAGACGTGGGATGCATTGGGTGTACCACCCAGTGAAGAAGATGGCGATGAAGATGTTCAGGAAGAAGCGCCACCACCCACAGACGATGCATTAGAAGGATATACCACTTTATAACTCCGAATCGGAAAATTCTTCATCGCTTGTAATTTCAAGTTGCACGTGATCAAGATCGGGACAGCATTGCGCAAACCCGTCATATGTAATTTTACACGATCGACAATAATACCAGATCATAGTATTTAGATAGTTGTTCACATACTTAAGTGTTTCCCGTGTACACTTATAAATGGATACTGATTTTGACAAAGTGATTTCGGACTTGCGTAACCTCCGTGAAGATGTCAGGGAAGTGAAACAGGATTACGATCTTGAATTGGAAATGTGTCGTTCAGACTTACGACAACAGTTCGGTTTTAAAATCTTGATGATGCTTTCATTCTTTCTCAACGGACTATTCATCGCATACCATGTAAAACACACATTTGTATCAGACGAACCCACAACCATCACTCCACGTCTTTTGTAAATGATATAAAGAGTTTCACCTTATCAAATGTATATGAAGCTTCTCATCAAGCGACTTTCTAATAATGCTATCATTCCTACGCGGGCTTCCCCTGGGTCCGTCGGTTATGATTTGTATAGTACTATCGATATGTATATCCCGCCAATGGAACGTGGTATCGTGAATACTGGCATTGCTGCTACTATCCCGATTGGTGTTTATGGACGCATCGCGCCTCGTTCTGGACTTGCTGTAAAGCATGGAATTCAGACCGGGGCTGGTGTCATTGACCCTGATTATACAGGTGAGTTGAAGGTGATTTTGTTTAATCAGGGAGGAGAACGTTTCGAGATTAAACAAGGGGATCGTATCGCCCAACTTATTTTGGAAAAATGTGAGACACCCCCCATTGAGGAGGTTGCAACTATTGAAGATACTGAACGCGGTACACGCGGATTTGGATCTTCTGGATAAATTTAATTCGCAAACGCTACACCGCCCATACCATCCTTAATTCTCAGGATGTTATAGTTGACAGCGTATGTTCGAACAATCGCACCGAGCCTGTTCGTGGTTCCATTGAGAACTAACTTAGCATTATCAATGCGCGAGAAGTTGAGCGAACCTGTAGGTTGCGACTTGTTCATCGTCAGACAGAATGGCCATGTAAACGTGGACGTAGTGTTCAACACGTCAGGGGCGAGTACCGAGCAGTGCATTTCGGGAACGACGTTATGGTGGTACGTCGCGCTTGTGTTTTCGAAAAGTGGTGTGCCGTTGATATACAGTGTCGAGTCGTCAAACGACCAGTTTGTAGACCACGTGGTACCGTCAGCTATAGACGAAACAACGTGCAGGGCCTTCACAGGGTGGTTGAAATACGTAAGATCCACGTCAACATCGGATGCGGACATGGGTTGATACTGGGTCTGTGTGATGAGAAGTTCATGTTCATGGTTTACGACCATTTCCCTCTCTTCTGTATCCAGGTACACATACGTACCGTATACCTTGGGTGTGCTACCGGGTGTAAACGGAACAGTCTGTCCAGCGCGACATTTAATGCGTAACTCCACCTGATGGAATTGGAGAGCGGTAAGTGGGAGAGATTTTGTCCAATCCTCGCTGAAGAAGAATGGGATCATGTAATGATCGGCGTATTGAGAAACACCTACCGCATTTTCAGGAACTTCGTCAAGTGTCACCGCACAAGAAGCCTTAGCCTGATCCTGTTTGTACAGTACGTTATGTACACCCTGGATGAAAAGAGAGTCAAGCTTGGTGACTTCCTGACCACCGATCCATAAGGAAAATTCGGTCGTAGTAGGGTCGTTCGTACTAAAGAAACCTGTAGGGCTGTCATCGGTAGCTCCGATATCGACTGCCTCTATCCAGATGTAACTGAGTAAGTCACCCTTCGTGCGTAGAGGGACAACAACTTCATTACCCCCACCAAATGTACCTACGTAATCGAGGCGTTCGGGCTTGATAGAAAAGTTGGTGTGACGTTTATAGTTCTGATGGAAAAAAGAAACCTGGGGTTCTCCGGTGATGTATACATCCTGAGCACCCTTCGATACGAGATCGATCAACGCAGCAGACATTTATTAATAAACGATATTAAAATTTTAGCTCTATAACTTACTAAGCATATGGTACAATTTCAAGTTCTCACCTGGGATGCTCGTGACGAAGATGATGATCATATTATACGAATTTTTGGCAAGACGAACAAGGGTGAATCCGTCTGTGTCACGACAAAGTTTGTACCTTATTTTTTTGTCAAAGTGCCGGGAACTATGACACCAAATTCGGTGATCCAATATGTTAAACGGACATGTCCGGACATTGTTAACATGGATGTTGTCGAAGCTAAAGACATGGAAGGGTTTCAGAATGGAGCGAAGAGTTTTTTCCTGCAAATTCATTGTCAAAATCTTGTATCAAGGCGTAATATCAGTAATCGTTTGCGTAAAAATATAACCGGACTGTCTAATAAACTAAAAATTTTCGAGGCTAATGTCGACCCTGTACTACGTCTCATGCATCGTACTGGTATTCAATCGACTGGATGGATTGATACGACCGATGTATGCGAACGCGCATACCATACAAAGGTGCAGATCGACTTACAATGCAATGATTGGAGACAACTAAAACCACATGATACGACTGATATTGCACCATTCGTAATCGCATCCGTTGATATCGAGTGTTATAGTTCTACCGGTAAGTTCCCAAGTCCCTCTGTACCTGGTGATGCCTGCTTTCAGATCGCTATTTCACTTTTACGGTTCGGCGAAGACGAACCGTATGAGAAGACGTGCTTATGCTACAAGGAGACTGACAAGAATATCGATGGATGTTCTATCGTAAGTTATAAGTCTGAGCGTGATCTCCTGATGGGGTTTAGTGAGTATATCAATGAACATGATATAGATATCATAACGGGTTGGAACATCTTTGGATTTGATTTAGAATACATTATGGAACGTGGCATGGTAAATAACTGCCCTCTCGCGTTTTATCGAATGAGTAAACTCAGGGATTATACATGCACACTCAGTCGTAAAAAATTGTCATCAAGTGCACTTGGAGATAACGAACTGAAACTCGTACCCATGCCCGGGCGATTTATTTTTGATTTGTTCCACGAAGTTAAGCGAGAGTATAAGTTAGACTCATATAAACTTAACAACGTTTCACAGATTTATTTGGGGGATCAGAAAATAGATATGGCTCCAAAGGAAATGTTCGCACGATTTATTCGAGAAGATCCAGTGGAATTACGTGAAGTTGCAGAGTATTGTATCAAAGATACACTACTGCCTCATAGGCTGATCGCCAAACTTTCAACCCTGATGAATTTACTGGAAATGGCTAAGGCTACGTGGGTTCCATTGAGTTATCTGGTTGAGAGAGGTCAGCAGATCAAGGTGTTCAGTCAGTTAACAAAAAAGGCACGTGAAATGGGGTTCAAAGTTCCCGCATATGAATATGGACATGTCGATAATACTGGTTATATTGGAGCTACTGTACTAGAGGCACAGTCAGGTGCATATTACACACCAATCACGGCCCTAGATTTCGAGGGTCTGTATCCATCTATTATGATGGCACACAATTTATGTTATTCGACGCTGGTTCGTGACAAGAAATACGACAATTTACCCGGTGTGGAATATGAACGTTTCGGTGAACATACATTCGCACAGAATGTACCAAGTATTTTACCGAGCATTCTTTCTGAGTTGAAACTGTTCAGAAAGCAGGCTAAAAAGGATATGGCGAATTCAACGGGTGCTACGAAGCAGATGTATAACGGTAAACAGCTCGCGTATAAAATTTCTATGAATTCCGTGTACGGATTTACAGGTGCCTCTAAGGGTATTCTTCCATGTGTAGCTATTGCGTCTACTACGACGATGAAAGGTCGCAACATGATTGACGATACAAAGAAATACGTTGAAACGCATTATCCCGGATCCAAAGTGAGATATGGTGACACTGACAGTGTTATGATTGAATTTGATGTAGGAAACCGTACCGGTAAGGATGCCATTGAATACAGCTGGGAATTGGGTGAAAAGGCTGCGGAAGAATGTACGAAATTATTCAAAGCTCCTAACAATCTAGAGCTTGAAAAGGTATACTGTCCTTATTTCCTATATTCGAAGAAGCGGTACGCTGCTAAACTGTGGACGAAGGGGAAGAATGGTGAGATGAACATGGATTATATTGATGTTAAGGGTTTGCAACTCGTGAGACGTGATAACACACCTCATCTCAGAGAGGTTTGTAAGGAACTTCTAGATGTCGTTCTAGATAGTAGTGATACTACAGCTCCACAAGCACTTGCCCGGAAACGGGCACTTGAATTACTTGAAGGTGACGTACCAAATGATAAGTTGATTTTAAGTCAGGGGTTGTCAGACACCTACAAAGTGAAAGGTGAAAGTGTTTCCGTGTTAAGTGAAGAGATTGGAAATATTAATCAAGCACATGTTCAGGTTGTGAGAAAAATGCGCGAAAGGCAACCTGGTTCCGAACCTCAGTCCGGTGACAGGGTACCATATATACTAATCAAGACGGATGACCCCAAGGCGCGCGCGTTTGAGAAATCCGAAGATCCTATATATGCACGGGAACATAATTTACCGATCGATTATCCTTACTATTTTCTTAACAAATTCCTTAACCCAGTATGCGACTTACTCGAACCGCTATTCGAAAACGTAAAGGATGACATCTTCGGAGAATTGCTTCTGAGGGCTAAACCACCAAAGAAAAAGGGAAAGGTCGTGACAAAGCCTGGTAATGAACAATTACTACTGAGTGATATATTTAAAAAAAAGACACCATGATAATACATGGTAGGCAGTATTACTGAGCAGATTGAAAGTCTGATACAGAAAGAAGCCCGGCGTCAGATCAATGAACGTGAGAAGGAAATTCGTGAACAGACGAAAGAACAGTCACGTGAGCAAAAGGAACAGTTTTCTGAGCGACTAAAAGAAGCTGTACATGATCACAAAGAACAGCATATCCGTACGATTCGAGAAACCGTTGACAAGTACAAAGAACAGATGAATATGTTAAAAAGTGAACATAAATCTATCGTCGCGAAACTGGAACAAGAGAAACATGACTACGTTTGTAAAGTTGTAGAAAGGGTGTCATCGTTGTACTCAATCCCGATTAAAAGCGTTCGACGCGACCTTGCACCTGAAAATGATAAGCGTTGTCTAGGTATACGTAAAAATGGTAAGTTGTGTACGAATAAGGCAATTCGTGATGGTTACTGTTGTCTCCATGTAGATGATCCGCGACCATCTACTCCTATACTTATGCCAAGAGGTCCACTAAGACATACACATCCGTTTCCATCTGGATTTGTTCAGGGATGTCCGGCATGTGAAAAAAGAGATGTTGCAAATGAATTTAGAGATTTGCCTTCTATATTTTAATATGGATAAATCAACTATTCTATTATCATCTATAAATAATTTTTACACTGTACCAGAAAATAGAGCTACGCTAATCGAACTTTTGAACAAGAGTGGAGGTATTTCTCTACGAAATCTAGAATGGTTTATTACCAATTACTCTAAGAAGCATAACCTATCATACGAAACAAATGACGGTCGGATTTTTAGTGTACACTGCGCTTATAAATCAAGTTTAGACGGGTACAGCAAAAAATTATTCGACCCGTTTTGTCGTGCAGACAAGATCGTGTACAACGTGCCGGGTACAACTGATGAAATACATACGACTGTAGCACAGTTGAACTTCATCAGGTGGTGTATCAGAAACAAGATTGTCGATTACATTCGTGTACATCACGATAGGCTTTTCAATAAGCAAGTGACATAAACCCGTTATTAAATTCAAACGTTTGATACCCAACATAATACAGGTGAAGGTTATAGACATCTGTTAATCCAGGTTTTAATTGCACATCTAGTAATGTGCGATCTGAGTTCAATTTACTAAAGTCCAAGCTTCCCGATGGTTCCACATTAATCGGATTCATCGAGAATGCATACGTGTAAATATTCCTATTAGGTCTAGATAGCCTTGTGTTGTATGGGACGATATACTTGAAATAATTGTGATCAGCGACTGGTATATTGGGTAAGTCTTGACCATTTATATAGAGTTTAGCAGTGTCTAAAACTGCCGACGAAAATGAGTTGCCGATCGAGTAGGATGTTGCAGATGAAAAATTAAACCTGTTCGACATTTGACGAGTTCTTATATTCGGGTCGGGGCGACCAGGACTTCCATGTGTATTTTCATCTTCATATGCCTGTTTTCGTAGAAACCAGAATAATGATTTGACGGGTATATCTGGGACGAGTTGTAGTTTCACCGCATTTTTACCTATGACAGTTTCCTCTGTAGGGTGTTTCTTCACTATGTCAGTGACGAATATTTGTTTATTTGTCATCAAGTATGTCCGTTCCTGTGGACTTAATGTGATTTCTTCAGTGATGATATCAAATGTATCGAGTGACAATGCATAGGAAGAATTGGTAAAAAACGTCTTTGGTCTAAACTTAATTTCAAATTCTATCTTCTGTTTGTGAATCGCGCACGTTGGAAAGTATGGCCTGTTAGGGGAATTCGACCCGTATTCATCACCTTCATATTTGCGAGAAAAGAAGAATGGAATGGGAATCATCAATGTCGACTTATACCTAGATAACGAATTATCGTTTGCGTGTGATACGTTGTCTGCCTGATTTCTGTTTATCATATACCGCTTAGTGCGTTTTTCGGATGCATCCAGATACATCTCATCGTAAATGACACCCCAATCATCGTGATATTTATCGACCTCTGTCTCATCTACACGCATAGAAATACTCTCTATAACGTGTCGACCAATCTGATCGGCTATATTAGAGTTTGATTCAACGGCTGGAAATGTCATATGTATGTACATATTTGATAACAAGTCTCCCATATTCTGGGGGTTTAGTGTAACTTTAACACTTTCACCGAACGGCCACGTGGGAGAAGACGAAGATGGTTTAGAAATTGTGACACTCTTATGATATTTTGTAAAGTTTGAATGTTGCTTCGCTGTATAATTAAAGAAGGACTGTTCAGGATCGGAGTTCAATAGGTATGTATCCTGTTGACCTATGGCATTTAGGGATAATACGGCACCTTGATCCGGACCCTGTAATCCCATACTTATCTATTGTCTATATATTTTTAATATCATTTTCCCACATTTGAAGAGGTGACGTAGACATTGTCAAATTAAGTTCGTCCCTGGAATGTTTGACTTCCATAAGCAGTGCAGCTACTCGCTCTTCCGTATAGTCAACTGTCTTGGTGTTTAGTAAATAGTCATAACTCCCATCAACTTTCGGAAACGTGTGTGATAACTCTTCTTCGAGATCTCTCTTCTTACGTCTGAAAACTACCAACGTTCCATTGATGACCATGGTAACAAATTTTGCGCGGTGATTATACATCTCAACCTTTTTCTTGAGAACATTAACCACATGGGATTTGCGTTTATTGTAGTACTCATTTCGAAGTTTGATAAAGTCCATTAGGATCATTTCAGCACTCTCATATTTGTGAATTCCCTTAGTCGGATGAAACAGATGCATGTTCGAAGTTCTGACTGTTTTTTGTAATTTCAGGTCCTTGATAAGATCTTTACCCGTGTACCCCTGAATAACAAAGTCGACATTTTCGGTTGTGCTATTATTGGTATATGAGCTGATAGTCTTCTTTTCAGTGAGTGTATCGAGATGTTCTTTATAATCCTGTGTCCAACGCCCGGGTGGAAGTTCTGTGACCCTGATAGTTTGACCGATCATGTTCCAGATACCCTCTGTGACCCACGTTTCATTTTCGTAGAATACACGACCCTTAAACCCCCTGAACCATGGCTTCATTTTTTGAATTCCTTTTCCATTAATGAAGTTGAGTATATTCGTTGAGATATCTTTGGGGTTGAACGGGGGTACATAACAACTGAAACCCGTGCCAATACCTTCTGTACCATTCACAAGAACCATCGGCAATGCTGGTACGTAAAACTCTGGTTCAATAGATCGACCGTCATCATCTAGATAATTAAGTATGGGGTCATCCTTAGGGTCGAATATCTTTCGAGCTGCACTGGTCAGTCTCGTGAAGATATACCTCGTTTGAGATGCATCTTTACCTCCCATAAGTCTCGTACCAAATTGACCACACGGTTCGAGAAGGTTGACGTTGTTCGAACCTGTATAGTCGTTCGCCAACTTGACGATCGTTTCCGCGAGAGAAACTTCGCCGTGATGGTAAGAACTCTTTTCAGCGACATACGCGGCCAGTTGTGCCACTTTCATTTCGGTGGTTAGGTTCTTCTGAAAACATGAGAACATAACTTTCCGCTGTGAAGGTTTAAGTCCGTCAGCCATATGTGCGATAGACCGCTTCAAGTCAGCGAGGCTGAAATTGACGAGATCCTTGTGTACAAAGTCGGTTATGGCCAGGTTCTTGACATGACCATACGGTACTTCAAGATCACCAGAATTCTTCGCGGTACTTTCGAGAAGCCATGTCTTCCTGTCATCCGCTTTTTTCTTATCGAATGCGAGTACGATCGATTTATCGGTCATCACATCCACATCAAACTTCACCGTGAGTTCTTGAATTTTTTTGAAATATTCACGAGCCTCTACAGATGTAGAAGTACCGAGACCCTTGTAATATTTGATGCGCCACCCATGTTTACCGTCCCCATACCAGTTTCGAAATGCTGAATCGGTGTAGAAAGATTTCGTTTCTGATCCCTTGGAAGCCTTGATGATGGGTGTCACCATACTCACCACATAGTTCAACTTTAGAAGGCTGGGCCAGAAGTAGTGGATCATGTTAAGAATGAGACCCTTGATATGACTTCCATCATTATCGGCATCTGTCATGATCATTAGACGTCCATACCGAAGTTCGGAAACGTCGGTATACTCCTTACCTTGTTGAAGTCCGAGGATCTTCTTGAGATCATTGAACTCCTGGTTAGATGTAAGTTGTGCGACTGAAACATCGCGCACATTCTTACACTTGCCTCGAAGAGGAAACACGCCATAATGATCACGGCCAACAACAGAGAGACCTGCAACTGCGAGGGTCTTTGCCGAGTCACCCTCAGTCACGATGAGTGTACACTTCCCAGATTGAGCCGTACCAGCCTTATTCGCGTCATCTAATTTAGGGATACCGGTAATCTTAGACTTTCGAGCTCCATCTGTCTTCTTGAGTTCTTTCATCTCCTTGAACTTTGAGAGTGCTGTGAGTTCATCAGCGATACCAGTCTTGAGAGCATTCTTAACGAATGTCTTGGGTAGTTCAAACTTACTCCCGAAATGTTGGGATTTAGTTGTACATTCAGACTTTACCTGACTGGAAAAGTTCGGGTTTTCGAGTGTGGCCTTTACAAAGATCGTAAAAGCATTCTTAACTTGTGGAGGTTTCAGTTTAATCTTCTTCGCCATGTCATCAATGATACCATTAGCGACAATGTTCGCCACGTGATCGACATGAGTGCCACCTTTCGTAGTGCAGATACCATTCACGAATGAAACCTGTTCCATCCCATTCTCTGCTGGCCCGATGCATACCGACCAACGGTCAGTGGTGACAGATGCAACCTGATCAACACCTTCATGCATTTTAGCATAAGCCTCAAAGTTTTGTTTTGGAAGAACTTCGCCATTGAATTTCACCTTACAGTTCTGTGTCGTACAAATGTTCGCATCCCAAACTCGTTTCTGGAAAATCTTGTAGATGGTATCTTCCATTTTGGACATTCCGAAACGTTTCCATTCAGGGGTAAAAGTAATGGCGACGGATGACGTAGCACCCGAATGTTTTTTGATTTTTGGTGGGTCGCACACAGTCATATTCTTTGACCAAGATTGGGTGTACATCTGCTTTGTCTCGTGATCCTTGATGACCACGGAGAAACCACTAGAGTAAATATTTGCCAACTTGGCACCGTAACCGTTGCGGCCACCGACAATTCTTTTTTGTGTATCGTCGTAGTTCGTACTCGTGAGGAGGTGTCCAAATACAAGTTCAGGGTTCCATAGACCCTCTTTCTCATGCATTTTTACGGAAATCCCACCAAGTGGTCCATTATTCTCGATGGTCACTGAACCCACATTCTTATCAATCGATACGGAGATTGAATTGACCTGTTTGGGATGGAGAGAGTTACGATCGATAGCATTGACGAGGATTTCGTCGAATATTTTCAAGAGGGCTGGGGAGTATTTCAAGTTCTTCTTAGTGAACTTTTGGCCATCAAGGATCCAGTAAGGTTCGGTTCCTAGATCAACTGGACCGACGTATGAGTCAGGTCTTTTGAGAATGTGTTCTATATGTGTGAGTTTTTGGACACTCTCCATACTTTCTTAGTTTTATTACAATTCAAAGCTCTAACTTAGGTTCTTTTTCTGAAAAAGTAGTCACCAAATCCAACATATACGAAATAGCACTGTCACTTGGAACGATGAGTTTGAAATCTTCTTTTGCCACGTCTTCCACAGCCCCCCCTTTCGAACCATTTATGAGCATTTTATACCTATTCGTGTCAACTCCGAGTTTTCTGGCGTGGTTATTGTCGCGAATTAACAGTTGTGTGTTTTTATGATGGAAGACTTTTGCTAGGAAATAAGCAATTTCATAGTGGGTTTTCAAATCCTTGCCTTCACACCGAGGATATATCTCATCAATCACCATACCTTCTCTCTCCAATTCCAGATAACTCTTCTCCATATACGAAGAATTTATCAACCCACCGAATGTTCTTCTGAAATTGTCTTCCAGGTTTCGGTGATAATCTTCTACAGATGTCAAACCTACAACCATTTTCAAGTAATAAGTATCTCCCCTGATTTTAGTGGTTCTGTCTGTTAACGCATAGGAAGATAACCTTCTCCAATAAGTGTCGTTGCGGTGGAGGGGGCATGTACAGTCAGGTCTCTGTGTTACACCACAAATCCCATACGCTTTTTTATTTTTATTGGAAGGCTCACAGCACAAGGTACGTTGGTGACCCCCCTTATCGCGAATCGAAAAGGTCCAGTTCGGGTGGTGACAGTTTGACATTTTATATTCGATTTCTTCCGTCATTTCGCGAGATTTACATAAGTCCATAGTCTTCGGGGCTTTCGGGGCTTTCGGGGCTTTCGGGGCTTTCGAGGCTTTCAGGGCTTTCGGGGCTTTCAGGGCTTTCGGGGCTTTCGGGGCTTTCGGGGCTTTCGGGGCTTTCGAGGCTTTCGGGGCTTTCGGGGCTTTCGGGGCTTTCGAGGCTTTCAGGGCTTTCGGGGCTTTCGGGGCTTTCGGGGCTTTCGGGGCTTTCGGCACCAATGGTTCCCTGAATTCCTCGAGTAAATCATCAATGCAATCATCAATATCCTGGTCGGTGGGATGATACAGTTTCAACACATCCGGAACCGATCGAAGTCTTTTATATGATGGGGTAAATTGGTGCCGTTCACCCCTGAACATGATATCTCGTAAACATCGGTCTGTTTTGATAGAGAAATATCGATCAGTTCCTCCCTTACTCTTACCACACTGACGCTCCTCGATATATATGTCAAAGTTGTCTGGGTTTATATATGTATTCTTACACCTCCGCTCGAAACGCAAACGTTCGATTTCCCCGAGTGTTGAAAATGTAACTCGCACTTGAAATGGGTCGACATATTCAAGTGTGATACGTAATTGCTGTGTAATATTGGGAGACATCTATTTTTCTTATAAAAATTTCTAAACTTAGGTTCTTTTAGACTTCGAGCTTCTTGATAACAGACGCTAGACAATACATGACCGGTGGTACAGAAATCGAACCGGCGGTAGTCATCATCGCTGTACGGGCTTCTTCGGGTGTATTAATTTCACCGTTTATAACCTTGGAAATGGATCCTTCCATGATCTTATCAACTGTCGTATCAATCGGTTTCACTATCATGGGGATAGCTGAAAGACCGATCAGTGTAGGGAGAAAATGGATAAATTGATTGTTGTCTAGGTTATTGTTGGAAATCATGGTAGCGGCCATATTTACGATAACCCTGATAATAGACCCTGGCCAGAATACCGACGCGAGCATTTGCCACGTAAAGGTTTCAGTCGAAATTCTCATTGTATCCATCATCTTATCCTCTTCTTCTGCGGCATTATATGCTTTTTCACCCTTATCAATCGTATCAAACATGACATACGCTGCCGCAACACAGTATGATGCAGGTAATCCCCATTCAGGGAGATATGATGTGAAGGCTTCGCCAAGTTCATTCGCGTAACCCATGTATCGCAGAGAACTTTCACGGTAAGGATCGACAGACTTGTATGCAGTTGAATAGATTTTAAATCGTTTGTTATGTTTTAGAGTTGGTGTCGGTTTACACATGGTGATAGGTCTAGCGACAGAGAACATTGTTCGTTGTTAGTAATACTCTTCTAAACTTTAAATCATATACCAACTTAAAACATATGATATTAAGAGGTGTATAATGTCTCTCGGTCTCGTCGGTCTCGGTTCTATCGGTGGCAACCTCGCCCTAAACATTCAGAAGTCCCATGAACTTAATGTATGTAATCGTTCACCTGAAAAAGTGAAGGCGGTTGTTAAAAAGTCATCCCATGTGAAGGGTTACGAAAATGTTGAAGAGATGGTTTCTGATATGAAAGAGCCTCGCACTATTATTACAGCTCTCCCACATGGAGATACGACGGATGCTATGGTGAAGAAACTAAGCTCGATGATGACGAAGGGTGACACTATCGTGGATTGTTCGAATGAATTTTACCGAACCTCGAGGAATAGAGGTGCATTCTGTCAATCCAAGGGAATTGGGTATCTCGGTACCGGTCTCTCCGGTGGTGCTGAAGGTGCTCGCCTAGGTCCCGCGCTCATGATTGGTGGACCTTCGAATGTTTTTGAAGAACATGAAGACCTCTTCAAGTCTTTTGCTAAGAGTTACGCTTACATGGGTGAAGACTATGGAGTTGGTCACTTTACCAAGATGGTACACAATGGTGTGGAGTATGGTATGCTTCAAGGTATCGCTGACGTGTACGCATTCTGTAATCAAGATGGATACTACATGGGTCAGGTGTTGAAGAGAATTGAAAGTACTGATATTCATGGCTACCTCACCAAGTCGGCGATGGATGTACTTCATGAGTACGATTTCAACAGGATTGCGGATATCGGACACATGAACAACACGGGTCTATGGTGCTCTGAAATTGGTATGGAATATCACATTCCCACTCCCACTATTAACGCCGCCGTGAATACACGTTTCACGAGCCGTACGGTTAAGGCGGTTAATACAGCCAATCATAAAAACTGCGCCATTGATTTTACAGTCGCTGTGGACGCGCTTCGGTTTGTTTTTGCAACATCCCTCCTCGAGGGATATGACCTCATGGATACTCGACACGTCTCTAATGAGAGTATCAAGCAGGCTTGGTCTTCGGGTACCATCATCGAATGTCCGATGATTGGTAAAGACTATCGCACTATTATCGAGGAGACAGCTGAAAACGCGCGAGTCATGGTGATGTACTGCGTCGCCGCGGGTATTCCGTGTCCAGCTGTACAAGCTGCACTTTCTCAGTATGATTTCATTCATGAAAAGTCGACATCTATGAAATTTATTATGGCACAGCGCAACTATTTTGGTCAGCACGAGATAATCGAGGCATGATCCCATAGATAGTCAACTTCCTTCTTTTGTAGGAAAATTTGATTGTTACCGTGTTTGATTTCCCTGAGTACGTTTTCATATGCACACCCGCCCAAGTCAAGATCCCATTTGTCATTTTCATTCATGAGAATATATTTGTCACTTGAAACCATTTTCGCGAGGTCTGCTTCTAGTTCAATACCATTGTATGTCATTTTGATTTTGCATTCTGTGGGCGCTGTACCCTTGTACTCTAACTTTCTCGCAATTTGAATTATTTCTGGTTCGATTGATCCCAATTCTTTTAAGATCTCTTCACGATTTCTGAATGTATGTTTCGCGATGATTGTTGCGAACAAAAGAACGCAATGACTTTGATACATGTCTCCTACAATCCCCACAGTATCAAAGTAATTAATTCTCTCGTTCATATCACCACTTTCATGTAACTTGATTTTGATGGATTCAAGCTTCTTTGGAGTCTGGATAAATCTCAAAACATCTTTACCGAGGTAGTGGTCGTTATACACAACTTTCAAATTATTTTCATCAATGAAATCTTTGATTCTCTCAAAATCATATTTGGAGTGGCCATGGGGTTTCTCTAGGATGTACGTCGCATCGACGAGGCCGATGTAGGGTTCCACATTTTCACAAAAGTTGTGCGTGGGGATAGACATGTACGCCACGATATTCTCGGTGTCTCTGAGGTGTTCGAGGTTCGCCACTTGCTGCCTAGAAATGGGGGTGTGAGGGCAGTCCAATTTCTTGAGAGCTGGAATGATACGGGTTCTCGCCAGGTGTCCCCTGGCGCCGAAGACTAGGCAATGGTTCATTATTATATTTTGATATTATAATAATGTTCGCTCTTCTCTGTAAACCCGTCGCTGTTCCGACGCCTAGAGGGAATATGGTTCTTCAAGCGAACGACTGTCGTATAGCATACGTGAAACCATCACAAACTCAGGAGGATAAATTCGAAATTGAGATACTGGAAGCACCACCTATTCATATAGGTGCAGGTGAAGAGAGTCGCGGATATTAACTTCTACAATTAGTATATGCTCATTCTAGCATCTAATCGAAATAAGTTTCCCATCGCACGTAATTTGGAGAAGCGTGTCAATAGGACAATCGTTCGAACAGCTGTAAACGTCATAGACAGGGTTTACAAGGATCGAGAATATGCCCGCTTCTATGTTCTTGAAACAGTTGCACGTGTTCCATACTTTTCGTTTGTATCGATTTTACATCTTTATGAAACCGTCGGGTTATGGAGAAAGGCTGACTACATAGAAACACATTTTGCGCAGACTATGAATGAATATCACCATCTTCTTATAATGGAAGATCTCGGTGGTGATAAGCGGTTTATCGACCGATTTTTTGCACAACATACGGCTTTTGCATATTACTGGATTACGTGTCTGATATATCTGTTGTCACCTTCGATGGCTTATAACCTATCAGAACAAATAGAAGAGCACGCTTATCATACATACGACGAATTTCTTAACACTCACGGTGTTATTTTATCCCTATTAAAACCTCCAGCCATAGCCACGAATTACTATGATAATGTCGATAATTTATATGACGTATTTGTGAAAGTACGAGATGACGAGGGTGAACACGTAAAGACAATGAAAAAATATCAGATGGAATTGGATGAAGTGTAATCATTTACGTATATCTAATCCTCTTTTACATGCTTCTCGAATAAGTCCACTATACCATGACATTATTTCGTCACGTGTCTTTGCCTTACTTTTAGGCAACACGTGTCGACATAAACCAAGTTCGCGATCTTTTAATGAAGTAATCGTTGGTTTCGGTTTATGCGAAAAACATGAAAAGCATACTGGTTTTATTTTTGAACCATTTACAAATGAATGATATCTTTCGTTGTTATACACGAATAATGGTCGTATTTTTTTATAATGTCGTACGAATATCTTATTGTCACTGGTCCGTGTACGTACGACAGGATTTAATGGAGCCTGACACACGTAACATTCTCTATACCAGGCGATGTGCATACTTGAATTAAAAATGTTTGTATACTTTAAATGATGTCCATCTGAAAAGGTCGTGAAAGATGGACTCGCAGTGGGGGATATTTTAATGAAGTCTCGGACTGTGAAGAAAACAAAATAAAACCTAAGTCGAGATCGTAAATGTAAGATATACAAGACAATCAATATGGCAACCTACGAGGAATCGGTTCATTCGGCACTCCTGGTACGTGGCCAAGACACGGTTGATGATGCATGTGAGCATTTGGCTAGGAGTATTTTTAAGATGAAAAATAGGTACAGGGAACTTGAGGCGAAGAAGAACTCACGTACGATGATCGTTCTAGATGAAGTGCCTACGGCTGTTAGAGAACAGAAATACACTGATCGGACATGTCAGGCTCTCACTTTAAAGGGGAAAAAGTGTGCATTTAAATCCGTAAATGGGTGTTACTGTAAAAAGCACAGTGTGAAAAAGAGTGAAAGTGTATTGGGTGTCAAGCCCGTCGTTAACATTTAGTATTATTTTGTTTGTATATATAAATGTTAGATCAGGATACATTGAAGCCGGTCATCATTTCGATGATTGTGTATCTACTTCTCGCGAAGATGATACCTGAAACTATTAAAAAACCCACAGGCGTCACATTCATAGATGAAATCAACATGATGCTCATCGCTCAGAAAGGATCGCTTACATCGGGTGCCTTACTCACCGGTATTGTCGTGTTCGTCGCCGGTTACATTGAGCGTGAATTCTCGTAAAATGTTGTTTCTACAAACAAGTCCTCTCGTAAAATCGTGATTATATGTACGTACATTGTTTTCATATGCATGTTTCATGAACTCCAAGAGTTGATCGAAGTTTGGTTTTCCCCATTTCATACCCTTCTTGAATAGGAAATCATCTTGGCTTAGTTCTTGAAGTTCACAGTCAATCGTATAGGATGTTTTTATATATTCTGGTGCACCGCCGTAATTAGTGATGATGACAGGTTTATCCCTGATAGCTGCCTCAATTGCACCCATTCCAACACCCTCTGAACTTGAAAAACTTACATAACAATCACTTCTCCAATGTATTTCATCCATTTCATCATCTGAAATTAGACCATTGACAACCTCTACACGGGGGAATTGAATAGTTATATCCTTGTTACAAGTTGCTTTCACTAATAGACGTGTATTCGGTTCGTTTAATCGCACGAATGCCTGTAGGATATCTTTGAAATTTTTACGTGGATCCATCGCATTTCCTATAAAATAGAATGTGTATGGTTTTGGTGTAGGTGATGGGATGTGTGCGTGTATGATTTTGAATTCATTGTCAGGAAATTGTCTAGAAAAGACCCGTTTGCAGAATTCGCTAGGTACCAGGACAGTTTTAAACTCGTTCATAATCATTTTGTAGTCTTCATGAACAGTTTCTGTCTCACACACAGTCATACAGCTCAAGTTTTTAACGCGACTTTTGACATATTCGACGTACTTCAAATGTTGAGGAATGGGTAAAATGAAAATAAGACCATGTTTATCTTCGGGTAATGTTGTCCCTATCTGGTAATACTCAGCTCGTGGCGTGAATACTTGTGTATACTTTTTCGCGTGTTGTCCAATCCCAGAGGCCAATGTCGGTCCAATGAGTAACATTTACTTTAAAGATAATATTTCCTTTATATATATAACTATGAGTTCGCTTCGCCAGGAGATTGAAGATGAGATTACACGTGTCAGGCTTGATAAAACCAAACTCTATACACTGCTTGGTAAGTTGTTAGATCAGTGTGAACTAGGTGGAAGTGGCGGATCGGGTACTCCCGGCCCCGCTGGCCCCCCCGGCCCCGCTGGCCCCCCAGGTCCCCCTGGTCCTCAGGGTCCTAAGGGTGAGAAAGCTGCAGATTCCCCAGTAGCTGCTGCACCTAAGGCGGCTCCTAAGAAGGCTGCCCCTAAGAAGAAGGCGTTACCTGGTGTATAAATAAAAATAAAAAACGCGATTTACTAGTTAAATATGATCAAGATATCTAACTAGAAAAGTGAGGGAGGTTAACCGTTTCATTAATTCAAATCTAACTCATCAGGTACTTCACCACAATCGAAATCTTCACTCTCAAAGATATCTACGACATCATCCAATATGTCTAGAAAAGATACAAGCTCTTCAAGAACGAGTCGTCGGTTATTACTTTTCCAGTTTGTATTGTCACGCCGTTTATGAATGACCGTTTTGATACGTTTATTTTGTTTGAGGATTTTATCGACATCTGCAGATTTGGGGTGTTTTCTTACACGTTTACGTTTATTAGCACTCGCTTCCGTGTACATGGTTACGGGTTTGATGCACGTATATGACATACTTGTTATATGTAATACATGTGTATTCTTTATGTCGATGATGATTAATATACCATAGAACCTAACGGTTTCATGATTTCATATCCCTCTACTTTCATTGCAGCAGCTTCCATAGCAACTCGTTGAGCTTCCATGTCAGCCTTCATTTTTTCTTCTTCCTCAGCTTTTGCAGCAGCTTCCATAGCAACTCGTTGAGCTTCCATGATAGCCTTCATTTTTTCTTCTTCTTCAGCTTTTGCAGCAGCTTCCATAGCAGCCTGTCGAACTTTCATGACAGTCTTCATTTTTTCTTCTTCCTCAGCTTTTGCAGCAGCTTCCATAGCAGCCTGTCGAATTTTCATGGCATGATCAGGTGGCATTACAGCGGGTCTCATCGAACCGAAAGAAGGTCCCGTGGGTCTCATCGAACCGAAAGAAGGTCTCGTGGGTCTCATCGAACCGAAAGAAGGTCCCATGGGTCTCAATAAATTTGCCGGTGGTGCTTTTGATGGTTTGACGTCGTATTGTTGTATATTGCTGGTATCAGCATACTTTCGTCGTTGCATCATCGCAGATTTAGCTTGCAATTGCACTTTTTCATCTAACACACGTTTAATATCAGAATCGCGCTTCTGCGCAGCATTTCTGGCAGCATTACGTGCCAGCTCTATCGGGTTTGAATATGTACCATCCATTCTCCTGACCGAACCTAATGGTTTCGGTTGGGGGTATTTCGAAGGATCCCCACATTTCCCGTCGGCGCATTCGGCTCGAACTCCAGTTCCCTTTTCGATCGGGTATTTGGAACTCGTTTTACCAGTCTGTAAATTTTCTTTTTTGGAAACATCATTGGCGATGGCAATACCTACAGATAAATCTTTCACTGGTTCGACCTGACGAGATTCTACCCATTTTTCATTTATTTGAGGGGGTGTTATCTTGCTTATACCCGAATTGTCTGCCATTTCATCATATTCGTCAGATGGATCTTCGTCTAACATGAGAGATTGGTCGCCGACGATTTCAACGTCTTCAGTGGGGGTATTGACCACGGTGGATACTATTTCGACGACTGATTCGTCTTTCTTTCTCGCATTATATTCAGCTTCACGTTCAATCGAACGCAATTCTGCTTCACGTATCAACGCTTCCATTTTTTTAGAATTTGCGCTATTTTTCATTATTATAACGACTGCGACGATTATGATTATCGTGACAATAACCACAATCCCCGTGATATTTTTATTCATATTATAATAGTCAAATATTTTAATATGGTGTTGGTATTATACTTGCACGGACTTTATTGACATAATAAATATACCCTGCGAGAAGTGTTACAAATGCAATGATGATATAATTGAATGAAAATTTTTTACGTTTGGTTTGAATGAGAATGTTTTCAGCTTCTTCTTTATTAGGTAATCTCTGAACACTCTCATGTAGAAGATCGATCTTTCCGATGAGAGCGTAAAGAGCTTCTAATATTTGCGCTTCCCTGTTTACAGGCTTCTCCTTGATATCAACGGATGTCACTTCTAAAATCATATACCATTTGGAATCTGGTTGAAGAGTGTGGTATCCGCCATCGTCCTGGTGTTCATATATATTGAAATTGAGTTTCTTGATCGATATCGGATTAAAATAATTTGTTTGGCGTCGGAATGATTTCCATTGTTTATCGCGAAGTATCGTATGTGATCCATGATTATAATGTCTTTCCAATGGAATCCTGGCAAAAATCTGACCATGTCTTTCGTCAAGCATCTGCGCACGTTGAGGTATATCTGGGCATATGATATCTACATATTTGGCTATATCGCTTGGGTGACTGTCTGAATTGGGTGTCTGATCGCCTACCTGCGTAATATAAAAGTCGACGAGTTTTACACCAAGAACACGACTACTATCCTCGACATGTGTATTCGATTTGAGAGTGAGGTCGAGAGAAAATGTATTATTTGAACCGTTGACGTATTCGGAATCGACGACGATATACTGTATTTTTTTAGGTATATCTTGTAATGATGTCGTCATCTACAGTGTTTCGATAAAAAAATATGGCTTAAGTTGCGAGTGATCACTTTTATCTTTAAGTAAAATGGAAACCTTTATCAAACTCCGGGAACAATTAAAAGAGCACCATATCCCTGACACTATCGACAGGCTCCTGAATGATATCGAGCGCGAGTTCCGTGGTGTTGTACGAGAGCGGCAGAAATTAGAGGAAGAGAACAATGTTCTAAAAGCGCAAATAAAACCAAAAAAAGTCAAAAGTGTTCGCACGAGATGTCCATGCATGACAGCTAAGGGTACGCAATGTCGTAAATTCTGCGTTGAAGGGGGTGATACATGTAAAGTTCACTCAAAACCACTCAAACCCGTGAAACCTCCTAAAAAACCCCGTGTAAAAAGACAGTCATGTAGTGGGGTTAATATCAGGGGTAATCCGTGTCGTAACAAGTGTATTGATGGTAAGACGTTTTGTGAGAGACATGACCCCGATGCTCCTGTGGTCACTAAAAAAACGAAGCGCAACAAAAAGCGAGATATTCAGATGCACACACACGAACCAGGTGAAGTTCCAACAGTTCGCTGTCTATTATGTGAAACACATGGGGATATGTTCGATCCAAACCTGGTTAATCATACCCTAGTTGAAAGTAATGGTTCACATGGATATACACTGCGAGAGTATATTGCTTCGAGAAGGGGTGTGTGTCAGCCTATTAAATAATCTATATAATAGTAAATATGAAAGGTTTTGAGTTCTTGACAGCCGTTTTATTATTAGGTGTCTATAATTTTACACGACCTACGATAAAAAGAACATCTCCAATTGAACCACGAAACGAGATTATGAATCGCCCCGATCACTTTATGATGGGAAATCAATATTCTCCGAAATTTAACAAAAAATAATAATTATACTTAATAGGATACACATGGTGACAGCTATATTAACACTGTTAATACTTATTACTGTTGGCCTTGTTATCATTCAACTCAGAGAGGGTAAAAATGTAAATGATAATCTCAAACCGGTAGTTCAGGATGAACTTCTCGAAATTCCGGTCGATGACGTAAAAATTGAACGAGCGAAAGTTATTGTGGATAAGTTAGAAGATGATGATACTAATTCGGAATCGATAGATAAAACCATCGAAACTGCGAAAAAAATTATCATGCAGGTCGAGACAAAAAACACCGCGATAATCGCAAAAACGGTTAAAGTGCAGGCCACTGTGAAGAAAGAATCTTCTCAGACAAAAGTCTTAGAAACTCAGAAGAAACTAAAGGAACTTGATATAAAGGCTGCTCAATCTATACAGAAAATCAAAAGTAAACGTGACACGGTTTCAAAAATTAATACCGCACTAGAGGAAGTGGTTGTTAGGTCTCAAAAAGAGATAGAGGAGCAGGAGGAAAAGGCGCGACTGTTAGAGGAGGAGATGGCGGAGAAGAAACGTCAGGCTGAGCTGAGAATATTGGCCGCGAAGGATAAAGCGGAACAGGCAAAAAAGGAAAAAGAAGAGCGAGCGGCTGCCTTCAGGGCCAAGATGGCAAAGTATGCGGAAGATAAGGCCGCTGCTGAGGCGGAAGTTATTGAAAAGGAGAAAAAGGCTAAGCAAGCTCGTGCACTCGAAATCGCGTTAGCAAAAAAAGCGCTTCAAGACGAAGCTGCAGCTGAGATGAAAAGAGTTCTCGAAGAGCAGAGAATGTTACAAGAAGAATTGAAAGAAAAAGAACTCGTAGAATTACAAGAAGCTGAAGAAGCTCGACAAATTCAATTGGAAGAAAATAGAGTTCAGATGGAAGAGGCTAAACTTAAACGGGAAGAGCAAGAGGCTGAAGCAGCTGAAGCAGCTGAAGCACTCGCTGAAAAAATGCAGATAGAGAAAGAGGAAGCCGAAGAACTGAGACTGGCTGAAGAAGAGCGCCTAGCAGAAATTGAAATAGAGCGTCTCGCTGCTGAAGAAGAAGCTGCCGCTGTTCTAGAAGAAGAACGGCAGCGTCAGGAAGAAATGGATAAGGAAGTGGAAGAACTTCGTCTTGAACAAGAAGACGAATTACGAGAACTTGAAGAAGAACGTGCAGCCGAGGCAGCTGAAGTTCAACAAGATTACGAACTGGAAAGACAAGAATATGATAGACTGAAAAAAGAACTGGCAGTAGAAGAAGCGGAATATTTGGAAGACGCGAAAGAAGAAGCTAGACTGTCTCAAATATCACATGATGCAGACATAGCTGCGAATGCGCAAGAACAAAGTGCTGCACTTGAACAAAATCTTTCTGAAAGTGAGGCCGCCGCTGATAGGCTTGTAGAACGAGTAGACAATATACAAGAGAGTGCAAACGTCGCAGCTGAAACGGCTACGAGTTTGAGTGAGTCTGGTACCCCTCAATCTACTGGTACCGCTACCGCAGTAGAACCCCTGAAATTCTTCTGTTTATCACCTGATCCCGTACCAAAATTAGATGACAATGGTAACGCAACAGGTGAGTATTATGCATACGGTGATGACATGCGTGATGAAAATCAACCCACGACTATTCCGGAAGAGAGGTGTGAGCGAAAATGTGGTGTCTTCGACGGGAATGGTAATAAAGTCGGGGGGCGTGCCGCTGAGGGATTTAGTGAAACGTGTGAAGACATTTGCACTACACACTACGTCCCAAACCCGGGTTATGTACCACCATCTGATTGGGATGGTATCATGGATAAGGAAAAATGTGACAGTATCGATGGATTTAATTGGACCTCATCGGGTCAAACCTCATCACTGTGTTTACATGACGCATCGGATACGTCATTTGCGAAGGTAACAAATTGTGTAACTGCGGGTGGTTATTCGCATCATGGTTCGTATACTGATGATAAAATCTTAGCTACGATGTCTAACATAGACAGGTGGACGAGGTTACGTGCAGCGGCTCAGGCAAAACGTCAGGAGCAACATTTGGCAAATAAAAAAAGGACTTTACAAGCAATCAAGCAAAATGAAGATAGAATTGCTGCACACCGAGAACGGATGGAGAAAAAACGAGAGGCGTATCTTGAATCTCTTCGTCATGATTGTGAGTACCAGTACAGTAAAACTGTAAAAACTGGATTAAAAAGTTATATCGAAGCTATCAAAAAGAGTGCTACTACGCTACACCCGAAAGGCACTCCCCGAGGTAGGACTGATGCACAGAAATTATTAGGGTATGACCCATCTGCACAAGAGTGTCGTCCATGTGATCCATTCACGAAAGAGTATTTACATATTATTAAAGAGCCAAGTGATCCGGGTAAAAAATCATGTCCAACGGAAAATCCAAGAAAGACACCGTGTACACCGGTTATTTCATGTAGTGAGTATACGCAAAAGATGAATGCAACAACGCGTGCACGTCACGAGGCTTTACTTACTCTAGAAACAAAGAATAAATCTGAATTAAGAGACTTACTCGTGTTTGCGCGTGCTGAAAGTAAAGCCCGTGGTTCATATGAACGCCAGGTTAAACGTATTGACACAGTCGTAACAGAGTCGCAAAAAACTAGATATGATGCGGCTGTAGCTGAAAAGAAAAAGGCGTGGGATGATGCAAAGGTGAAATATAACGAAGAAGGGCAGAAATTATTTAATGCATATTACGATGAAGTCAATGGAATACGCAAACAGTTACAATATTGCAAAATACGAACATTGGCGACTGACATAGACATAGTTACGAAAAGCCGTGAAGATTCACTTAATAAAAAATATTTCGGTAATGATTTACCATATGATTATGATGTGCGTGGTGAAGGTGCTTATATAGCACCTGATAAATTCGCGATACTCGCAAGTACACTTCCACTGAAAAATTTACCCAACTGTGGTGGGAGTAGGTTTTCAGGTTCAATCAAAGTCGCGAATGGTCCCGGGTATCTATCACCTCCAAGTGGGTCAACTTCAGTTGCTTCAAGCAGTTCCAGTGCAAAAATAAAGGATAGTTATTTTGGTTCATGTGAAGCAACCGCGAAACATGGGCATGGGAGTGTATACAAAAGTAGTGGAGGTAATTTCGTGGCTGTACACGATTCTAACAATGGTACAACCTATATATTGGAGAAGCGACGCGCCAGTAGATATTCTAATGGACGAGTTGAGCATGCCAAACAACAAGGGTCGTTCTCGATCGAGGCTGGGGGGAAACTCGTCCTTCTCCATGCGAAAAAAGCTAGAGATGAAGTACATGTTAAAGATCAAAATGGCAACCCCATGTACGCAAAAAAAACTACGAGAACTTATGACAGCTGTATGAGACGGGTTGGTCGTAATCAGGTGTGTTCAGGTGGATACAAATATAGTCGGGTGAATGATACAACAAAACCCATAAAGTCTTATACATATCATACACGACAGTCGCAAAGAACTGAATTGTACAACTTTAACGATACGAGTAAAGGGTATACATTGATTGCGAATTTTGCTACCAAAGATTTCTGGTTAGTTTCCACCGATGGAAGGTATTATAGCGTAGCTAATGATAGAGTGCAGCGTTTAGACTCCTCACTCAAATGTAAAATCACAAAACCCGTAATTTCAAATGCAATCGGTGGATTTAAGGGGATGAAAAAGCATATAGCTCAATGTTTTGAACAGGGAGCTACTGCTGGATGTAGTGACGTATACAGTAAACGTGCTCTGTTGGATAGAACAATGAGACAATATACCAGCTTGGGATACCCGGGTAGATCATTATATGATTGAACGGTTATATCTAGTGATACAGGGTCAAGAAATATGGCCAATCCTTACCAAATCACGAGAAACGCATAAAAACGCTTGTCGTGGCCTGGGATATTTCATGAAATTTAGGGCAATTTATTTTCTCAGCTATATATTG